GTTATTAAAATCGTTATCGGATTCTTGTTTTCGAGCAGACGAGCAAGAGAAGAGAGGGGAGAAGGTAACTGCTTGCGGAATGAGTAGCGATGAGATAGAAGACCTTTGTGAGAACTATCTGCCGTATGCTCTCAACCCAATGATGAGCACTGAGGAAGTCAAAGAGAAGTTGCATGTTTCTGATGCTACCCTTAACAGAATGGTGGCTAGGGGTGAAATCCCGAACGGCGAGTGTAAAAAGCGTGGGCACACGCGATATTGGAAGAAGTGGGATATTCTGCACTTCATTAAAAAGAAAAGAAAATAATAGTTGGACATGTAAGTATTCCTTACAAGTTGAGTAAGAGAGGTAAGTGATTGCCTCTCTTTTTTGTTATTTATGATATTACCTCCTATCACCTTAAATCTCTGATAATCAACCGCTAAAAGAAAGTGTGATAGAGTTATATTTGCTCTCCACTATTCTTTGTACCTTTGCATCCGTAATCGATTACATAGTGTTAGTTAATATTAAGGATTTCAAAAGATTGTATTATGGAAATGACAGATGCAAAAGTCGTAGAGAAGAAAATCTACGAAGATGGTAAGAAGGAGTATGCCAGCAAGGGTTTGGCAGGAACAGCCCTCGGAATTGGCATCGGTGGCTTGGCTTTAGCTTTACTCAACGGCAATGGTCGTGGTGTGTTTGGTTCACTTGGTAATGGTATGCCAGATAATGTGAATATCAACACCTATGGTGGTATGACTGCAAGTAATACTGCTCCTACAGCCCTTGAGGTAATGGAGAAGGAATGCGCTGATGAGGTTAAGCTGCTTACCGACATGTTCGGTTTGAAGCTCGACACCGCTAACAAGTTCTACGCTATGCGTGAGACTGACATCGCAGAGAAGTTCGGTCTTTACAAGTCGCAGGTAGATGCTATCAACGCTGAGAACCGCCGTGCAATGCAGGCTGAGTTTGGTTTGTACAAGTCTCAGATTGATGCAGACTTCGGTTTGTACAAGAATCAGAGAGACCAGTACGATGCGTTGCAAGCAAAGTATTGCGACCTTGACAAGAAGGTAGCCGTTATGGAAGCCCTCACTCCTTACAAGGAGAAGTTAATGATGGCTTATGTGAACGAGAAGTGCTGCCGCAAGATTGATGGTCAGCTTGTGCTCCCTTCTACGCCAGTAATTACTGGTTACGGCAGCTATTGCTGTAACGGCACTGCTCCTTCCACGCCCACTACAGGAGCGTAACAGAGCAAGAAAGTCAGTAAAAAAGACTAAGAAAAAATGAGTTGGTGAGGGGTGTTTGCCCTCGTTGGTGGATGCCCTCTCACCTCTCTATAATATATCACCAACTTAAAGATATTGATTATGATGAATTTCGGAAACAGCCCATTATTGGATATGGGCACAAGTCAACAACAGCCGCCAATGATGGATGCCGAGCTACAGAAGATGTATGAGGCAATACAACAGAAGCGAGCATCTATCAATATGCAAGCACAGCAATCCGCCACCCCTTTATGGGATGAGATTGATAAGATTGAGGACAATCTGACAGGCGCACAACGTCAGTACTTGATGCAGAATCAAGAATATGTCAATAGCTTGCAATATGTGTCTAAGCTAGTGCAAGACGAGGAATTGCGCATCATACGTCCTCGCATTGAGAGTACTCAACAAGGGCAAGAGGCATTGAAGAAACATTTGTCTTTGATGCAACGATTGAGAAAAGAAGTAGCGCAAGCAGAAGAACAGAAAACAGCTATGCTTAACGACTACATGACAAATCATAGTGACAAAACTTGGCAAGAGTATCTCGCTATGGTTCAAGGGACAAAGAAGGGAGGAACTAAGAAATGAACGTAACAGAATTGAAAGAAAAGCTGCTTACATCATTGGATCTGTGGGCAGACGCAAGAATTAGCGACATGGTTAAGGAGAACCCAGCACTGGCTATCCCTTCTGTGTACATGAAACGAGCTTCACATAACATCATCGCAAAACACAAGGATAGTTGGGGAAAGAGCATTGACAACGCTACCCTATTTATTGCCGATGAAGACGGCAACATAGATGCCAACACGATATTTGAAGATATGATGCAGATGCTAAAATCCGTGGAAGATTACAAATTCGATGTAGGTTTTATTCACGGACATATCGACAAAGGAGTTGTGTCTATTGACCTGCCAGATGGAATTGCCACTGCTATCCTCTTTGGAAGCAAGCGAAGCATCAACTTCACAGAGGATGACTTTGTAGAGTTGAAAGATTTGATAATAGGTTAAAATATATAAGATATGGAAGCAAAAGACATTATGAGTAAGTTCGATGAGCTGTATGGAATGATGGCATCATCAGCAAACGTGAAGTATATGCACGTATTCGGAAATACGATGCGTTGCATGATGAAGGATATGGCAGCAAAGCACCCAGAGTTGGCGCAAGAGTATCTTGATAAGCTGTGCGCTATCAAGTGGAAGAACTATCTCACCAAGAAGGAGGCTTCTGAGATTGTAAACGGAATGAATCCACCTGCCACTTGGGATATGCAGACATGGCTCAATGCTATGACTGGTCTAGGGCTTGCGACAGAGGAGAAGCCTTACTATAACGACTATGCTCTTTACGTTGCTATGAATCAGGTTGTAAGCGACCATGGATGCACTATTGCCAAGATACTCGGAAAGGATGACGTAAAGGACATTGGCACTGAGCATCTGGTTAAGTATGCACATAGCCTCGCACTTGATCTCCTGAAGGACAAGGATGGCGTATACGACATCAGAGATTATTTTCTGAAGTAACACTAAAAACATACGGTTATGAAAAAGGTATTCGAAGACATTATAGCTAGCAATGACATGCAGTCTATCAAGAACTGTGTTACGATCATGGCAGATTGTTGCGAAGTTGGAATGAATGACAACGTAATGCTTGATATGATGAAGCAGGTCAAGGGAGAGATTGGCGCGTGTCATTATGACGAAGAAATGGCAGATATGCACCTTTGTCTCATTGAGCAGCTTCATACTAAAGACGTTGCCAAGGATTATTGGCATGAGGTTAAGAACGACAACATCAATCTCGAAGACTGGTGCGTTCTTTGGGGTGAAATGGTAAAACGCAACGCCGGAAAGATTAAGAAGTGGTTCCCGAAAATCAACACGCTTGATTTCGAGAGAAAGATTTTCGACGAATGCGTTTCTTTCCTGGAAAACGGCGGAAAGCCATATTATGATCTGAATATCTGATTTTTTCGTTATTCTGAATGAAGTTTCGGTTTTTTTTGCTATCTTTGCATCAAAAGACCGAAACTTTATTTTTATTAATTATTCAGGATAACAGATTATGACAGATTTATTAGATTCATCACAGATTCGGCAGATAGGTGTAACTATATTTTCAGCTATACTTGCCTTTGCCACGCCGACTGAAGGATTCGTCTTGGCGTTGGTTATTGCTTTCGGCTTCAATATCTTCTGCGGTATGCGAGCTGACGGTGTGAGTGTTGTACGATGCAAGAACTTTTCTGCATCAAAGTTCAAGAACGCAATTTTGGAAATGCTGCTTTACGTATCTATCGTATATGTGATATACGGCATCATGTTAGGTTGCAACGATGGTACGGAAGCTTTATTTGTGATCAAGATGCTTACGTATATATTCTGCTATGTGTATATATGCAATGCGTTTAAAAATCTCATCAAGGCGTACCCTAAGAACATCTCATTCCGGGTTATTTACTATATTCTGAGATTCGAGTTCGCAAAGGCGCTGCCTAGCTACTGGAAGCCGATTATTGACAGACTCAACAATGAGTTTGATAAAAAAGAGGAGGAAAACAAAAATGGCAAACAGTAAGATTTTGGAGCCTTTCATTCTCAAGTGGGAAGGTGGCTTCGTTTATGATAAGGATGATTTGGGTGGAGCTACCAATATGGGTGTGACTCTCGCTACGTACCGCTCAGTATTCGGCAGCAAGAAGACAGTTAACGATTTAAAGCGTATGACCAGGGTGCAATGGAGTGTAATCTTCAAGAAGTTCTACTGGGATAAGTGGGAGGCTGACAACATCAAGGATCAGAATGTTGCAAACATCCTCGTGGATTGGCTTTGGTGCAGTGGTTCTTATGGTATCAAGATTCCACAGAGAGTGCTTGGCGTTTCTGTCGATGGTATTGTCGGCTCGAAGACAATCGCCGCCATTAACGCAAGAGATGGTAGAGAACTGTTCGACACCATCAAGCAGGAAAGAAAAGATTATATTGACCGTATCTGTCAGACCAGGCCACAGAACAAAAAGTTCAAGAAGGGATGGCTAAACAGAATTAATTCGCTTGCTTATGAAACTGATTGATAAGATAACAAGAGTTGTAATTGCTATTGCAGTAACAATGCTGATTCTATCAATGTTCTGTAGATGTAAGGCGAAAGAACGTGTGATAGAAAAACAGACATACATCACTGATAAACGTAACGAGGCTAATTGGGATTCACTCTTTAACGCAAGGCTTATTAAGGAACTGGAATCATATAAAGTATCTTACAAGGAATCGGTGAAGTCTACAACGAAAGAGAAGACTCATATAAGGGATAGTACAGCTTCGAAATACGATGCGAACGGAAACAAAGTCGGCGAAGACAGATTCCACTACGAATATCACGAGATATCACAGGAAGATGTACAGATACTGAGAGATAGTATTTCTAGTCTTAAGGAATACAAGGATAGTGCTGCGATATATCATAGCAAGTGTGACTCCTTAAGCTCAGTGATAAGTAAAATATCGAAAGATAAAGTATATGTCGAGAAACAACTATCAAAGATCGATAAAGCTTTCTTTAGCATAGGTAAGATAGCTTCAGTTTGTCTTTTTATAGGCATTCTCGCATTTTTAGGTTGGATATACTGGAAATCAAAGCTGCACAAACGTTCTTAGTTTTTTTCTAATGTTTTTATTTGGTTATTAGTTGATTTACAAACAAAAAGGGGTGACCGCACGCGATGTGTGGCCACCCCTAAACTATAGATAATGCACAGAAATTCAATCTTCTTCAGCTTGCAGGAACTTAATACTATACTCCGTTTCGTAGTATTTCTTCTGTTCGTCGGTCAGCATTCTTGTTTTGCTGTCAAAGAACAGGGTAAGCAACTCTCCATAATCCTTGTCGTAAAAGTAGTTATACTTTCGGCAAAGATAATTTCTGGCATTCATACACTTGCCGGAAACTGTCTTAAACTTACGCTTTGTCTTCTGCGGCAAACCGCTGACAGCTCTCAGCTTCTCAACGGCAAGAACCCTTCTCAGTGTTTCCTGTCTCTTTCTATTAGCCTCATCGGTACGTGTCCGAGCAGCACTCTCCTTCTGTATTCGTTTTGTAGTCTCATCTGTATGCTTTACCCCAAGCCTCCTCGCCAGGTTGTTGACCGATGCCTTTGTTATACCGAGAATCTTCCCTACCTCTGTGGCAGAAAGATCTGGATAGAGATTACGAATAGCCTGATTCCTCACATCCTTCGCTTCCTTCTTCCTTTGGATAAAGGAATCCCCGTGTACCTTATGCAGCCACCAGTAGATGGTCTGTACGGTGCATCCGAATAACTTTGCCAATTTGCTTGGCGACTCACACGGATGCTCCTTTATGTAATTTTTCTGTTCGTCTGTAAGTACGTTCATAGGCTACTTTTTATCAGAAGAGCCGTAGCCGTTATCGCCACGCTCTGTTTTGTTTAATTCATCCGTCTCTATAAACATGATGTTGTCACTTGTTTCTAGGTGAAATTGCACGATTTTATCACCAACCTTGTATCGCGGCATATTTGGCATAACGTGATAGAATACGGCAGAAATCTCGCCGGTATAAGGGTCATCGATAGTGCCTTCACAGTTACTGAGAATCATACCAGTCTTATATACGGAAGAACGAGGACGAAACGTGAAGCATCTCGAAATATCGGCAGGTTTGTTGCGATTTTCAATCTGTAGCGCAAATCCGAGACCGTATTTCCACACGTTAGGTGCAATCTCTTTCTCAGATACAGCATAGCAGTCGTAGCAGAAATCATCGTCATGCGCCTTAGATGGCATGATAGCGTTCTCGTTTGTCTTCTTAAACAAGACTGGTACGCCAGCAACCTCGGTGAATCTGTCAATTTCCACGCCATCAACATTTACATTTCCGTAGAACATACCAGCAGGACGAGTCCAAACCTTGCGCTCCCCATAGAGAGCCTGATAAACAACTTCTTTCTCCTGAGTTTCACTATTAGTGACCTCTGTAATAAATCTGTAATAACCTCCTTTGAAATGTCTGTAAATCTTTTCCATTTTATATTTAAAGTTTAAAATTCATGTTGACTACACACTTTGTCGCAAGATGATTCATGCTCGTTATTGCTACACCATCCTACACCATAAACGTCTTCGTTGCCAAACCAATGACAGTTGCCGCAGCATTTTTCTTCATTCATACGCTGTACTGTTTTAATCTTTCTACACTACGACGAAGGTCTCTCGGACAGAACGGATTCTTTTTATTAAACTTTGCCGCCTCGTTTCTGTACCTACGAGCATTCCAATGTTCAACCAAACTCATCGCCTTTGTGATGCGGTGGTCAAATGGTAAGGCATTCCGACATACCTTTCTCTCATTGTAAGCACCCCATGCAAGCAGCCACTTGACATTATACCCTTTCTTTTTGTACTTCTCTTCTATATTTAAAAAAGTACATTTATGCTTCATTATTTTCTTTGCTAATCTAATCTTCATACGCTACTTCTTTTTATCTAACCATTCCATTACGTAACGATAGGCATCATTTTTGTAACCTCTCATAAAATACTCTAAATTGCTTCTATCTTTGAGATAATCAGACAAATCACCTCTCCAATAACCATACAGATTATCGAGTAAAACACTTGACATTTCATTGATACAACGCTTGATAAGCTTCTGTTGCTCAACATTCTTGTTGTAGTGAAAGAGTGAATACGATGCTCTTTTGAGCCATTTCCACCACTTTGATGTGAACTTCTTTACTTCTATCTTTTCGGGAAGTTCCTCTCTTTTCGTGTGCATATCAATGAGCTTGTTATACTCTTCTATGCTAATTGTTATTTGTCTTTCCATACGCTACTTCTCCTTATCGAATTTATTGCCAATTCTTTCTATCCTACAAACTTTTATAACATCGTGAAGCCAATAAGAATGTTTATTCTCGCTGGCTACCATAAAAGCATAGTTACATTCCGACCAAATCACTTCAGCAGTATGGGTAAACCCTACAAAATGTATTAGGTCGTGTTCAAACAATTCTTTACCTTCACAATCTGCCAGCCCTGTGTACTGGCAGACGGTAGAAGGGTCAACTTCATAAGTGATATTTCTGTTCAACATACTTTCTTCCTGACGATTTTCGATGATGTAGGCATTACCACATTCGGAATAAAAGTAACCTTCTACCCAAGTGTTGTCATCAATACGTTTAGCCTTGAACTTTATATTTCCTATTTCCATAAGCTATAATTTTAAATAAAATAGTTATCAATCTGCCATTTACTGATATTTACGTAGCCGAATGGGGCATATATCATTATTCCTATAAATGGATTATAATCAACTCTGTAATCACAGCCCTTTACAAACGTAACACCCTTTATAATTGTGTCGCAAATACAAGTAACCTTTCTCATTTTTTATCTATCCAAGTTCGACTGGTTCATCGGTAAAAGACAATTCTCTTCCGATGAGTTTCTTTATACTTCCCTTTGGAAGATGAAATATAGAGTAACCAATCCAATAGTCTCCACATCTAAATGGTTCTGTTCGTGAGTTTTATCCTCACCGATTTTATCAACTGTCACCCATGCCATAACTATTCCTCCACTTTTACACCGAATGGAGTGCCGTCTGCAAAGGCGTTGTCTTGATAGCTGTTTTTTGAACCCAGCAGGATAGCACTACCATTATTATCTGCCATGCCTGCACAGTAGTCATCAACATAAACGATATTGAAATATCCTTCTTTGCACTTTATCCACCCAAACGGCTGGTGCTTTTGCATCTCCTGCCAGCACTCTTCTGCGTTCTTAAATGGGCGGTACTTTGCTTCCGCCTTAATATCTGGCTTGATGCGGTATTCAATATTGGTCCAAAACTCAATCTCTTTCATTTCCGTCCAATCATTCATACCTCGCCAGCTTTTGCTTAATGCGCTCGGTTTTGTTCTACACTCAATCACCCTTCCTTCTGCAAAAGCTTGCAGGATAGGATAAAATTCTTTAGCTTCAATTCTATTCATACTTAACTATAAATTTATATATTATTTTAGAGTAGTCTAAATTAGACCATATTTAAAACACATTAACATTGTTATTGTTTATATAATCATCTAAATGACTACCTTTGCACTCGGATTCTAGGACATCATAGTCCCCCATCGGCGACACTACACGCCGTTCTTCCTCTGTTCAAGGAGATTACAAAGCCCCTTAGTTGCCGCTTAGGGGCTTTTTTCTTGTACTGCTTTGTAGTGGGCAGTATTCCCCCAGATAGAGAAGTCTGGATAAACGATGGAGGGACTTTTGATGGAAAAGAATCCAAATGACAACAAGGTTCGTGTTTTCTGCAAGTACATCATTAGGAACGGAAAGCGCATCTATCCCAAAAATGGGACTTGCTTTTCTTTCTTAGTATAAGCAGAATGAATCTTTTTCGGGGTAGCGGCAACTACCCCTTTTTACTTTGGTTCATACAACTCACAAGACTTGCGATTTATTCCTCCAACTTTTCAATAGGTTTCCAATGAGTAATAGAAGCCATTCTTCCTTTCCATAAGATAATGAAGCCATTACTATCTTTTGTGACAGTTGCGCATTCCACTCTTCTGTTTTTGAAAACATTATCAGGAGCCATCTTGCTTGTTACAAAGACTTCTTCTCCGTAAGGAGGCAACCCATCCTCAACAGATACCCAGTCTGACTTTCCTAACTCTATCAAAGCATCATGCAATAAGCTATTCGCTTTTCTTAAAGGAGCATTATGCTTATCGTTTCCAAACTCCAAGCTATCAACATTATTGCTGATAACTTCTTGTATCAGCTCTTTAACTTTCTTCTTATCCATAGTTCTTCTTTCTTCTTTTTACCCTCTCCCTGTTGCCAAGGAGAGGGTGGTTAGTTAATCTTTTTTCGGCTTAATACCCCATGCAAGGCATCCAAATCTAATATCTGTATCAATGTTTGAGCCATCAAAAACTCTCTCTTTTCCACAAATAGACGTTAGGGTAATACCGATTGGCAATGAAGGATAGAGATATAGAGGAATCAAACGAAGTCCAAGAGTATTTTTCTCGTTGGCAACCTTCTTATCAAATTCCTCCTTTGTAAGGTGTCCCTTGTCTAATGCAGATTGTAAACAAGAAATTTCTTCCTCAACATCTTCTTCGGATTGCCAACTTCCAAAATGCAAAGCCTTACATTGGCTTTCTGTAAGAGCATTCCAATCAATATCTTTCTTAAACTGTTCTTGAACTTTTTGCCAAGCATCATTGAGACTTTCCTTTTTAAATTCTTCGTCCCACTTTTTATATACTTGGATACACGCAATTTGATTTGCGAGCCATTTCAAAGTATTATTAACTTTGTTTTCTAATGAAATTTGTTCCATATTACTTATATTTATGTCCTATAAATGATGGTTATTTACTAAGGATGAGTAGGCATTTTCATCCAATGTGTTGGCATGTTTGGCTTTGCAAACTGCTTATGGTATGCGTCTGCTCCTGGAATACCTGAAACGCCCTTATAATAGTCGTCTCCTTCTTCATAGCATGTATCATAGCAATCCTGCTCATTATTCCAAGTTGCAGATACAAAACCATCGTCTTGCATAAAACCTACTCGTGTTCCATTAGGATTAAAATCCTCATCAATCCACTTTTCATTAAAGGCAATCACCTCTTCTCCAAAAGGAATTTCCTTTTCAGATACTTTATTCCATTTCATACTCTATAATTTAAATTTCACTAATTTGTTTCTTAATACTCTCCATTTCTCCTTTGACTTCAAGACGTATGATGTTTTCATACTTTGCCAAGATGTCCTTTATAGGAGACAAATCTTCAAGGTTACAAAGGCTATCGTGATTACCTAAGTAACCTTTCTTATAGTAAGAAAGATGAGTGTCATTGTTATCTAATATGTGATACACTCCTTTTAACTTGTTCAATCTCTTATCAAGAGAAATAACTTCCTTGTACTGTTCTTCTGTCATAATCTATTTATTTATATCCTTGCGGATGGTTAGTTACTAAAGCTCATCAAACTCTTTCTTAATGCTATTTAAAGCCCTTTTTATAGCATTCTTTATGTCGGCAGATTCTTTTGGCGCATACTTGTTTATATCTATTAGAGTACACCCAAGTCTGTTTTCATTAACACTCATGCCATTACAATATCTATCGATAACTTCTTTATAAGCATTAACAAAGTTGCTTAATTCGTTAGCTCTAGATAATCTTTCTTCTGTCATATCTTTATATTTTATGCCCGAAGGCGGTTAAACATCAAATCTTTCTATCTTGAAGAATTGCCATCTCACATTCCATTTTCTCATCATCCCGAATGTCTACATTCGTCACATTCTCTTTTATAGAAAGGACAATTATAATATATTTGTATTGCTGTACTCATACCTACACCTCCATTAATTGTTTTATAGCCATACAAGTAAAGCATAAGCCTATCACGAAAATAAGCAGTCCGATATGAACATACCATAAATCTCTGCAAATTCTTATGCCTACATACATAAATGCTATGCCTATAGCTATTAATATTATTAATAATGCTGCTAACATACCTACACCTCCATTTCTGAGTTGATATTCAAGCCAAAAAGAAGGTTCTGGAGTTGATGAACATACTTAATGTATGCAATTTGTGTACATACATGGTTGCCAGTAAACGGATATACATCAAACTCATCACCGATACCTTTTTCTATGTAGATAGGGAAATATCCATATTCTTCAATATCGGGTTTTGTATATACCCAATGACTATTCTTTACTCCTCTGCTCATCACCTCTTTCTTCCACCCATTCTTTTCTAGAATCTCTATAGGAATTGGAATTGGAACAATATCCTTAACCCAAGCACAGCAGTCACCTGAGAGATAGCCATTCTCTCCTAATTCCGCACCTTCGATGTTCTCTAAGCAGACAACACCTTTCAGAACCGTTCCATCATCTAACTTCAAAATCTTTGATGGGTCTGATGATGTTACTCTGTAAACGACATCTTTAGCTGTACCTAGTGGCACTCCGTTTGTCATTACCAAATCTCCTGGTATATATAACTTATCCATACGCTTACTTTTTACGATGATTATACTTTTTGATAGCATCCTTCCTAGATGCTGCCATAATCTTAACACCTTTGATGGTGAACTCATATTGCTTCTTTGGTTGACATTTCTGCTTATCGGAAGGAATATTTGTTGTAAGCAACAACCTTATCACCAACAACCAAATCTTTAAGTTCTTTCATTACTCACCTCCTTTTGGAAACAAATCATCAATATACAACCAACGAGTAATATTAGCACCCGAACTATAAGCATCCCAATTTTTAAACAGAGAATCATTTCTCTTGAAAGAAATGTAGGTTTTAATGCTTTCTGTTATTTTTGCTTCTGCAAGGACTTCTGCGAACTCTCTTGGCTTTTCACTAGCAGGATGCCATAAGTTATTTAATAACTCATTAATAGCCCACTTAGCACCTGTAATAAATGAATTTTCAATTAAGTCAGTTTCTGTATCAACTACTTCTTCAAAGCATTGCATGGGAGTGCCAAGAGTACTACCATGCATAGATGCTATAAGCTCAAATCTGTGAAGGTTTGCAGCTTCTTCTATTTTCTTATCGTCTATCATAATTATCTTCCTTTCTTACTATTTTTATCCAATACCTCTTTAATCTCGAAATATTGAGCCTTTATAAAATTTTCCGTCTCTGACTTGGTTATTCTACCAATAACTGAAATATACCCATTCCTTACAGATATTGAGAAATAATCAGTATTGATAAAACTAATGTTAACATCTATGCTTTCATCATTCATAATCTACCCTTTCTTTTTCTAAGTTGATTCTTTCTACGCATTCTTCTTTGCGCCTTACCATCTTATATATCTTCACACTTAAAGCGTGGTGGGCAATACCAAGGTATGCAATTCGTTAAATCCTCATTGCCCATAATTAGCCCTCCACGTCTTTAGTTGTACCTAACAAATGCTCATTACCGATGTATGGGATGCAGAACTCCCATCTGCCATTAACACATATATAGTCAAGATATTCATCAGTCTTATCTGTATGGCTAAATATATTTGCACTCCATTCCTCTGTTTTTTGATGTCTAACCAACACCTTATCGAATGGCTTCAGCTCGACTTTTTGCTTCAAGTCAATAATCTGTTTCTTCTCAGCATCCCAAGCCTTGCCCTTCTTTTCGAGAGCTGAGAAGAGCTGTTTTTTCTCTTCTTCTGTGGCATATCTTATAAATTCTATACCTTCGTTTTGAAAATGACTATCACTATAATTTATAATAACTTTATTTGAATCTAAACGAACTCTATGGTTATAAAATTTGCCATTAATATTTGATAAAATAAATATTATATTTCTATTGTTATATTTTACAAAAAGTATGTCTCCAATTTTAAACTCTGGTTGAGTCTTTTCAATTTCCAAAGTTTCAAGGTTTAACTTACCGCCACATCTATTCTCAAGCTCTCTGATATAACCATAGGCAGTATTATTATCTAACTTGCTATACTTAGCCGTTTCTGCATTTGGCATGCCATCAAAATAACATCCGTTGAATTTAGTATAGTCATCAGATGCCCATTCTTTGAAGATGCACACAAATCCACAATCACTGATAAGCACATCACCCCTCTTCCACGAGAACTTTTCCCAGTCTTGCATTTCCTTGGATGGTTTAAGAAGTTGCATTCCTTTGCGGAATATATAATCTGCTCCTGTATCAGAATACACAAAACTACATCCTTTAAACTTCTCCATACCATCACAGAAGATATTGGTCTCCCCATTTTGTTTTTCGACAACATAAAGAGATACATTAATATCACGCATTGCGTCATACAAGATTGTCTTCTCAGGCTTATCCTTTAGAATTTTATCTATGTTAATCTTTTCTTCCATATCACTTTACTCTTTTGAATTGAACATTCTTTCCGTCTTTTCTAGATTTTGCGCTACAGACAAAATCGCCGCAAACATTCTCATAGATATTGCTACTTATCTCATCGAAAAAGCAGCCATTGCATTCTTCTTTCTCGCTTTCAACCACCTTCAAGACGATTTCTGAACCTATAGATAAATCTTCCATAATTACACCTCCTCGTTATATTTATTTTTCTTACGTTTTAAGTTAGCTATTCTAGTCTCTCTAATATACTCCTCAGATTTCTTCAATCCGAGTTTCTTAGCTTGCTTTGTAAGCTCGTAAACGCTTCTGCCGAGGATCCTGGCAATCTGTTTGTTAGAGGTGTTCGAATAAGCGACAGTCAAGGCTCTCGTCTGGGTCTCGTTCCAAGGAGTACCGGTATTATTCTGCTCATTCTCCAGGAACTCACCATCAGCATTAAGGTTGAATCCGTTTAGGATACAGGCATTCGCAAGGGCTTTCTCTGCACGTTTCCAGTCGAGGACCTTCTGGCCGATAATCTCGAAGCCGAGGTTGAACTTGTCCGGGCATTCAGAGAACACCTCATCGTCGACCTTGACCGGGTAGAGGATCTCCATAGCATTGCGCATACGAGCATAAACTCCTCGAATAGGGTTCGTGAAACGTTCTGCGATGTTGACGGCGTGGATACCGTTGTACTTATCCATCATCTCAGCGAAACGTTCTACCGAGCTTACAAGCATACTGCTCATCAGTTCCGACATCAGGAGCATTGTGTACATCTTATGCTCTTTGACGTGATGCTTCATAAACTGATTATCGATGGCATAGAAGCATTTCTGTACGTCCAGCTTCAAGTCATCCTCGATATTGTCCGTCATATCCATCCAGAGTTGGGACATACCGCATTCCTTCATATAGTGCATGAAGGCATCGATGAGTTCGTCAGAGCACTCCTTTGCTTCCGTGATTCTCTTCTTAGCCTCGAATCGGAAGATTTTCTTGTTCTCCTTGATGAGGTTGTATGTGTCTGTAATCTGGGTCTGAACGATTGTGGCAAAACCACCGACCATAGAATAGAAGAGCATATAGAAGCGATTCACCTGCTCTTCGGTTGGTACTTTGACCGGAATTCTAGCCAACACCGGTCTAGAGTAATTCGGGTTCCATATCTGCATGCTACACCTCCCTCTCTACTGCCAATGCACAGCTGATGCAGAAGACCATCAGAAGCGAAAGGAAAATGTGTTCGACCATGAAGCAGATGAATCCGTAACCTGCGATGAATGCTGCAATAACTAGCAGGATCATCACTATCGTATGTTTGTATCTCTTCATAATTACTTTGATTTAATGTTTCCGTATGCAGCCATATAGCTATCAAGCTGCTGTGTTGCGTGTGCTAGCTTCAGATTATAGCTATCTCGCTCTGCTCTAGCCTTAGAGATAAAGACGAAGCTAACGACGAATGAGATTACTACCGTTGTCACGATGAACAACCATGGCAGCTTGTGTACCGCCTTATTGATTGCTCTTCCTAGGTTTCTGACGATAACCCAGGAGTAGATCCAGATGAACACTACCGCTTGCTTCGTGGTTGCGTTCTCGATACGTTCTTTCTGTGTCATAATTCTAAATTCACTTGGTTCGGTTGCACCAGTTATCGGTAGATTTCCAATAACCAGCTAACCATATTTCTTTTGGTGTCGCATTAGTGTGCTCACTGAGCCATTCCTCTGCCATTTTACTTACGTCTGCCATAATTACTTTCTCAAAGAATCACCTGTAAAAGGAACTGCTTTTGTTGTTGCTATCAGTCTATCCACAACTCTATCTCCATATCTCTGAGTAAGTTCATCAATACTGAGGTTTGTGGTAATGATAAGCAATTTCCCCTTCTTTTCAGCAGCGTCACAAAGTTCGGCAAATGGCATACGCTTGTTGCCGTAGGAATTGAGATTATCCTCAGTACCGATGTCATCTACATATATAATGTGGAGCTTAAGAATGTCATCAATCTTTTGGTTCAGCTCCTGTGCGCTGAAGATGTTTACCACCTTTTTATGTACGTCTTTGATAAGGAGTGGAAGGATATACATTCCGATTACTGACTTACCTAATCCGCAACCGCCGAACATTAATAATCCTTTTCCTTTGTTGTCTGTCATCCAATCAACAATAGGTCGGTAATTACGTTCGTTCCATTCGGCATTACATCCAGACTTCATATTAACAACATACTGCAAGCCGCCACGCAAACGTTTCTCTGCATTAGGAATGCTTATTTGAACCCTGTCAATTTCATGTGGATAACCGGTATCTCGCATTTGAGATACAAGTTTCTTGAAATATTCACTATCTATTTGTTCCATCTTTGGTCTAATTTATATCTTTCTTCGTTATTGCTGTTCTGTAAATTCATCCCAACAGGTAGAGCGGAGCTTACTGATTTGGTAGAAACGCCCTTCAATGGGAAGAGTCCAGAGTAATTGTTTGACATCGACTGTTCGACTATCTGCATTGCAATGTCGCCGTTTCCGTTTGATAAAGCTTGTATCTTTTTCTTTAACATCTCAAGACCTTTTGGCTTGTAAGATTGTTTCTTCTCTTTCTTGTAAGCAAGCCACTGCAAGATGGCATTGTTCATCTGCTCGTCTTCAAAATACCTCCCCTCTGCCGCATTTTCGAAAAGAGAACAATATTCGGCTTTAGTAACATCAACCGTACCAACTTTAGTTACTTTTTGTGTGTCACTTGGTGTGTCAGTAACTGTGTCACTTGGTGTGTCGCATACTTGTCTTCTATCCATGTAAGATTTTGCATCACAGATTGTTATCATACTACCTTTGTGTGTCACTTGGTGTGTCAGTAACTGTGTCACTTGGTGTGTCGCATACATCTTTTTAAGCAACGTTCTAACAGTTCGCACTCCAATACATAGTTCACTCGAAATCTTGCGGATGCTAACAATCAATGTTCCCTTATCGTCTGCGTTTGCGAGAAGGTAAAGGAATAAGTTTACGGCATTTGTCCTGTCAAGTTTCATCAAATCACAATATTGTTCCTTGCTAATCTTAAAAGAATCCATTGTATTAAAAATTAATATTGTTCAACGACCACTATAGGTAGTGTCTGTTTTGCTCGATATCATGTTGGATATGGAGTAACGCTATGTACTCTTCAGAAGAAGGAATGTATATGCCGGCTATGTTACTAGACCAGTTTCTGAAACGTTCGATAGCCTCAGATAACTCTTCTTTCGTAAGCTTAGCGGTCGATATAACGTATTCTCTATCTGTTCCGAGCAGATCATCGTGCTTCTGCCGCACGAACAAGTCCCTATTGACAATCCTCTTGAAGTAACAGGTCTTGACTTCATCTAGAGTATTCCCGGTCTGCAAGCCGAAGTAAGCGAGAATCGTATGAAGGTACTTCAACTGCTGAAGCGTTTTCGCCTTCTTTTCCACGACCTCTACCATACTCTGCTTTTCAATCAGCTTCTCTATCTTCAGTCTGAGATTCTGTACTTCAAGAGGATTCTTGGTATTATACATCATACTATTTCAGCATTGAATGTATCTTTAATCAGTTTCAGCTTGGATGCCAGGTCAGAAGGGGAGTTGATCAGCTTGCCCTGCCGGTGCTCCTGGCTGTTGTGCCGGTGGAAACGGATTCTGCGGATTCATCGGGTTAGGAGCTCCAACCATAGCTGCTTGTTGAGCTGCTTGTGCTGCCTGGGCGCCTGCCTGAGGATTTCCAACGTTATAGCCTCTTTGCGCAGGCGCCTGCTGACCGACCTGGCGAACAACCTGCCAAGCGTTTACCGAGTTGTACCATTTCCCGTTAAACTCACGGGCATTGATGTCAAAGGATACAGTCACCTCCTCGCCAACCTTCAAGTTGAACTCTGTGATTTTGTCACCAAGAACATCGAAAGCAACTCTCTTAGGGTACTGCTCGTGTGTCTCGATCACCGCAGTTTGTGAACTCCATTGTGTTCCTCTTGCAGATGTTCCGCTTCTTGTCGGCAACACTGCGATAATTTTTCCTGTTATGTCTGCCATAATTAAACGTTTGTGTAATATAAATACTGAGTTAAGCCTCTGAGTTCGCACCAATCCAAGAATTGGTCTAGTAGGTTATGAATGTCCTGCTCCATCCCGTCATATCTGTAAACACGGATAGCTGGAGTGTAAGGTATGAGCGGAAGACCACGAACATCATACCCGTGCTTTTCGAGCTTATAGCCATCAAAGCAGAAGAGATCAAAATCGAAGATATCAGCACCGAACATATCAAGATAGAATCTCCATTGACAAGAGTCATAGTACTGACTGCCAGAAGGAGCGCTATACTTTGTCTTAATGTCACGGAGCTGCAATCCGTTTACCATATCAGCACATCCGGTTACTACGGCTCTGCCATAGTCTTTATACTTGCGTATCTCATGGAATGCCTCAATGTTTTGGTAGCGGTAGTCAAGGGCAACCTTAATCTGTGAAAGGTCAAGCGTCACAGGGTATCCTTCTATATCAAAAGTTCTGCCCTCCGGCACAGGTTCCTGCTTTTCCTTACCATAGTAAGTAAACGTTCGGTAACCGGCAGGGGCTACGACGCAGGGTTGACAACCAGTCTCAACGATGGCGTGAAACGCAGTTCCAACCCTAGTATACTCATTGCCCTGGAACTCACCAACAATATTATCAATAACGCTCTGCTCCGTTACCTCAAAGTTGTCATATTCACTCTGTTCGATGTATCTTCTAAAAGCCTCAATAGTTGTCACTCTAACGAGTGGCTTACTACTTTTTCCCATCGTCAGCAGGTTTAGCCTCTTCCTTCTTCTCTGTCTTCTTGGCGGCAGACTTCTTGTCCTCGGCAGGCTTAGTGAACTTGTTGTCGGCAAAGACGAATCCCTTTGCGGTGAGAGCGGTATTGATTTCGTTGAAGAATGGCTGCTTCATAATCTGTGGGAGTTCCTTGCAATCAGCCAGGAGTTTTGCAGCAGACTCGTCATCCTCGACCTTCGCAAGCTCTCCACGCAACTTGGTAATAAGCTCGTTTGCCTTGCGCTGTGCCTCAGACTTTGACTGGATAGACTGCTTCACCTTCTTGATAATGTCTGCCATAAATGTAGCAAACTCTGGAGAAGTGGCATCAGGAATCTCTGTCATAGGAATCTGGGCGACATTCTTGCCGACGTAGTTATCATTCGGCTCGAAAGAAACCGTACGCTTCGCGTTAATGAGAGAAATGAATCCTACCTGGTCCGCAATACGGAGAAGCAAATCCTTGGACTGACCGGTACAATCTGGAGAGTGCTTAATAATATCCCCCTCAGACTGCTCCTTGTCGTGGCAGATAAAGATGATATCCGAACCATTCTGACGAAGTACGTTGACGAATGCCTTGAAGTCATCAGCCATACGACCAAACTTCTTCAATGTGTTCTTCGCCAGCTTGTAGTCGGTCTGAACTGCATAAGTCGAGAGATAATCATCAAGCGTTGCTTTTGCGGTATCAACGATGATTGTCTTGTAGGAACTCATATCATTCTGAGCACCCAAGATGTCTTCCCATCGGTTGGCTACGAGGGTGTCTACTCGCTGAACACTGCGGTCATAACCTCTGTCTGTATCTACGAGCAAAGGAACCTCTGCTGTAGTTGCAACTGATGTTTTGCCTGAACCAGGCTGACCATAAAGAACAATAATAACCGGACGTTCTGGAGTAACGTCATCCTTTTTAATAATTGGCATTTTATTTTTTTGTTTTAAAAATTAATCACTCGTACCTCCAATCCCAATGCCTGCAAACGTAGTCTCCAGAGTTGCTAGCCTTTGAGTCGTCGCATAAACCTAGCAGGATGCAATCGTGGCAGCTTCTCTTATAGAATGGAGCGATTTTACTGTTCGCCATAGCTTTTGGGGTTTAATGTACTCTATTAATGTAACAGAAGTAAGTTTCCACGTTAACCTTTTCTCCCTTAGGAGTAACCCTTTCGTAGTGTCGTGGAATCTTACCGAGCTTTCTTCCCGTACCCTCTATATAGTCCAGGAAGACAGCTCTAGCCGCCAGAGTCCTAGCTTTCTCTGTGTCGAGTTCCATCAGGCAGGAATGAACCTCTCTCAGATGGACCACGGCGGCAGCTTCGCCCGGCGGCATAGATGCGATGATTTCGTTGATTCTACTCATTATACCTCCATAATAGGAATTTCAGGACAGAGCTTACGAATCTTGTCAAGCTCCGTATTGATGATCTTGTCACGGGATTCTTCGATGATACATTCTGCATCAGCAGAGATAAGCGTCAGCAATGCCGTATTGCCTTCAACGTGAGCGATAGTCTCGATAGAGAGTTTCTCTGGCTCGGCGCCCTTGAAGATTGGAACGTTGATAATGAACGATGAAGGAAGGTTAGAGTCTACAGCCTTCTCGTAGTTGTCAGTTACAGAACCATTATCGTTGAGTTCCTTCTTGATTGTTGTCTGAACCTTTGCTGAAAATTTCTTGAGGAGATTGACGAGCTCCATGTTCTTCTCCTTCGTCTCGAAGTAAGAACGGTTGAGACGGAAGAAGTCGCCAAGCTGTACTGGTGTCCATAACTGACCGTCGTTGATATGGAATCCCTCATACTGTCGAGACAACTGAATTGAGCCTACGACAGTCTGCTTAGTTCGCTCATCGTTCTCGTTTGTTACAAGAGCAACGGCAAGTTTCTCTCGATCAACAAGGATATGCGTATGCTCCTTGTCAATTTGCTCTGTACCCCAACGCTTTTCAAGGAAAGCATAGATACAGGTAATGACGCCGTGCACCTGAAGGTTAAGTGGCTCCTTGGCAGGAAGCTTATAAGGGTTCTCATTACCAACCTCACGGATAACAAGCTCCGCAGAAGTCTGTCCCGGAGCAAAATTTACTTGCATTTTTTCATTGTCCATTTTATAAAATGTCTAAAAGTTAAAACAAAGTGAAAGCAGACTACATAGCCTGCTTGTCACGGATAATTGAATACATATTCTTAGGGAGTTCGTCACGTGTTGCCGGACGGGAAGAAACAAGATTGCCCTCCTTGTCATAGAAGGCTGTCATCTTAGAATCACGGTCAACGAACTTGTAAACCTTCTCGTTAACCATGCTACCCTTCTGCTTGATTTCCTTAAGGAGAGAAGAAATCTCTTCCTTGATAGGCTTCAGCTCTGCCTTTTTCTGCTCACGGAAATCCTTGATTTCCTCCTCGATGTCTGAGGCACGTGCGGACTGAAGAGCAAACAGATCCTTCTTCTTCATCAGCTCATCAGAGTTGAATCGCTTGACGAACTCCATCTTTTCTACGGAATCAGCGTTGTTGGCGAGGAAATCCTCACGCTCCTCCAGGTCCTCGTACTCGTGACCGAGGGTTGCTGCAATAGTTGCTTTTTCTTTTGCCATTGTTATATGAATTAATGTGTTAATACTCGGCTCCAGCGTCCACGCTTAAATTTCTTGTCCGCGTGAATTCCGAACAATTCCGGTGTTGTTACGCCATTCATCATAGGAAGCACATTGCCCTTCTGCAAAATACTTTCGAAATGAGAAGAAGTGACAGGAGCGTGGCAGATGATGTTCTTCTTGACATCATACAGGTTGCCGTACTTTGATACTACGCCCATTACACGTCCTCCTCCATTATTTTCAACAACTCACGGAAACCTTCAGCGCCATGCACCTCTCCGTTTTTCACTTTTTCCTGGAGTTCGCCGAGCTTCTTCATCTTAGCGAGGAAAGAGTTCTTCTTGTCCTCAAGCGAATTGAGGCGCTTGGTGATTGCCAGTTCCGGGTTATCACTGAGAATGATGTCCAATGCGATGCCGGCGAAAAGGTTCGTATTATTCTCCCTCTTGCCTTCATCATCAATCTCGTCGATATCACGAGTAAACTGGTTTTTGCCGTCGATAACCTTCTTGATTTCATTGAACTCAGAAAGATTCTTCGAGATGTCGAATGCTCTGTCAACAAGAGCCTGCTTGTCAATTACTACACTGACGATAATTTTGTCTTTGTCCATAATTTAAAATATTTAGAATTAAACTACTAGTCTTCCTTATCCCAACCAAGGAGATGTGCGACGAATGCGCATGCAGCGAACATAGCTACTGTTGCTATGAGACTATTGATAATAATAACCATATCTTCTTGTTTTATACCTTATTATATAATATAGCAATCGGACGGTGGATAATCAACTATTTTCCACTCGTCCTTCTTTATCTTGATAGCCTTTCGGAATATCACGACAGGCTCGCCGTTGTGACGCTTCCTGTTGTGGGCAATAAGCCTTGCAACCACAGCCTTCGTAGTTATCGAGAACTCTCTGAGCTTAGAGGTGTAGAGGCTCTTGACATCACATATCACAATCTTATCGCCTTCCCGGTAAACGAAGTCGGCGGTATAGTTGTGGCCGTAAAGCAGCGACCTTCTCTCATACTTAACCTTAGTCTTGAGCTGCTTCGGTTTCAGCATCCATACCGGATTGATTGCCGTTATGGTTACCTGTCTGTGGATGCAGCTTATGCCAGGATCATCGAGGATGGTCTGCAAGTACAGGTACTCTTCCCTGGAATCGTATTCGTTCCCGTCGGGAGCAAAATACTTCTTTGACCCTACTCGTCCCATGCCGCACCCGCCTCCCTTGCAGGATTCTTGTAGAGATGATTGAACGCTGCCTCGCCGAAGCGCTGCCACTTACCGCTGCCCCATTGTACGAGATACTCGTCTCTGACAGCCTCCTGCTTTCCTTCCGTGTACTCGGGATTCAGGCGAACGAGAATGTCCCTTCCATTCTGTTCAATACTCTCGACGCATTCTAGCTTCTTGAGCTCCCTGATGTTCTCCTTGCGGATTCTTATAGTCTTTTTTACCTTCATCTGAAATGTAATTCACAACAATCGGGAGGAGGCCGAATTGACGACCTCACTCCCTTCTTGTACCATTAAAAACTAAAAAACTTATGACATATACATTACTGAGCTGCATGCAGGACTCGAACCTGCGGCCACTTGGGTACAAACCGAGCGCTCTAACCAACTGAGCTAATGCAGCAAATTCCTCCTACTTTCGCAAGCAAGAGGGGGTATTTATGGAATAATATGAATCATTTATTGCTGAACGCCTTCAGACTATTAAGATAATATAAAAAACAAATAAACCTTCCATGAACAAACTTATAGTAAACCCAGGGGAGACTCGAACTCCCAACCTCGCTGGCTGATTCCACGGCTCTATCCAGTTGAGCTACTGGGCTAGTTTCAACGTTTTAATTAAAATTCAGAAAAAAATGAAAAGTATCTTTTGGAGTGGCGGATGGACTCGCACCATCGACCTCCAAGGGCCTTCCCCTGGCGCTCTGCTACTGAGCTACGCCACCTGAATATATATCAACTACGCACAATGGGCTATTTTAAGGCGCCCGATACTCACGCACAGAGCGCACGAAACTAAAAATAAATCTAAACAATAATAATACGATCACCTCCTCGCCAGGAGAGTTAACCAGAATGCATTTTAAACTAAAATTATACTCACAATTTTCATTCTTCGTGGATCTGAGACGAGTCGGACGTTCCTGTCTCCGGATGATGCCCCTCCGGCGCTCTACCGTTGAGCTACAGATCCGTATTGTGCAGCCTATCCTCACAGACGAGCTGCCACAGTTATGCAAAACATTATTAATAAAATGTAATCTAGAAACAAGATATGAACCTGTCTTCGCAGACAAGCAACACACTGAATAAAAACAGCGTAGAGGCATCGTTATGCCTCCAACCAAATCCAAAAGTAATCTGTTGGAAGAGACGAGGGACTCGAACCCCCATTTCACGACGATAAGAACGGTATCTTCCAGTTGTCGCTGTGCTACCATTTACACCAGTCTCCTCTTTGATCTGAATTAGCAAGAACCTCAAGTCTATGTATTCTACACCTTAATATATAATATAAGAGGCTTGCCAACGCCAACCATTCTCGATGGTGGACTTGCATGGCCATAGGGTTCTTTGACTCTCCGGCGCCGGGGTTATAGGTCCAGGCACCTTCGGCCAGAGATTTACATCTTCTTCTCATTGATCCTCCGCTTACCACGACAATTCTTCGTTCCGTGGCAGTTCGGCGGATGGGAAATTTATGAAAGAGTAAATCATGTCTAACTGGTCTTCCGTGCTACGTGCGTTCCTTCTGGGCATCTTCGCTATAGGTTCCCGACCTGAGATAATTAAATCCGCTCTACCCGTACTATCTTACACGTACACTAACGCTATAATGCGCTATATGTCCAATATGTCAAAGAACTACTTCTCCAATCCTTTCCGAACCTCTCCCGATGCAAGATTGTAGCTGCCCGAACTACCTACTTTATAAGGTCGTGGGCTTATCTTTGCACCGTTTGAGATACACACGAAACGGAATTAGTAAGAGAGTGTGACTGAGGTGAGGGTCGAACTCACGCCCCGGTGATTAGGAATCAACCTGCTCTATCCACTGAGCTACTCAGTCATTTTGGAGCGGACTAACCAATTAAAAATCCGATCCATCATTCACCGCTGTGAACTAAGATAACAATACCCAACTAACAATGAGTTGTTTTATTAATGCAACAGAACCCTCACGGGCAAATTCAATATAATAAGTAGAATTTATGTACCTATACGATTCTATTCTTCTCAATCATCTTGCGTACATCAGACACCTTATAGAATACAGTATTGCGCACCTTATAGTAAGGCAGGATGCCCGCTTCCCTCAGATCCTTGATGTACTCTTTACTGACTCCTCCTAGGTATGCCAGGATTGTCTTATTTGTCAGGAATTCCTGGTCTACTTCCTTCAACGAGATGATTTTCTCCACCACGTCGATACCGACCTTGCTTCGGTTATTGCCTGACATAGGCTTAATCATCATAAGACCCATCAGGGTTACATACACTTAAGTCGTGAAGTCTCATATTTATGCTTCGCAAATTGCGATAGGCTGCTGTTAGGTTTTGAATCAAATCTAAAACCTGTGACTCCGAAAGGTATTCCATTGATATCGTTTTACCATCTTCGCCTCTATCCGATGTCAATTCGTTTACTATGACACCTAAAGCACAAGGACAAACCTCTCCTTCTTCATTAGTAGAATGAATAACACCTGTAACAATTTCACCGCCGTCACAAGTTTTGAGGACTTTGAATCTAAAGTTGTTTTTCATTTCAACAATAGAATCTACCAATGGTTTATTCGCTACAACGCTCTCCCCAATATTTTTAAGGTGCTTATTGATAGCCTCACGAAATTCATTCTTTTCTTTTTTATCCTTCACTCTCATATCCTTAATATTTAAAAAGGTTTATACTTATTATCATACATCTTCAGTAGATGATGATAAACATCCCAGCCATTCTTAAAAATGCCATTTTCAATAGACATTATAAGATAAGATTGGAGTTTTATATACTCTTTCTGCTGTTCCTCGGTTGCGAGTTTGTTACGAAGCATCTTTTCATGTTTGCCATAAACGATGCAATTAATACCTTTTCCAATATGCTCCATCAACTCTCTCATCTCGTTCTTGGGAGTTATCTTAGCCAATGCAGCTGCGAGTTTCTTGTAGTCCTCGCCTACTTCATCGCGATACCTTAGCATCTGATCGTACACAAACTTGATAACTTGAACCTCAAAACGAGGATTCAACCACATCGCAAATTTCATGAAGAGTATCGGGTGCATCCAAGTTCCTCCGCCTCTATCAAGTCTTGCCTTGGATTTTACATAGGCAGAATTTTGCCCATCTAAATTTTCCTCTTTTACGAGAGCATCCAGGAACTCTTTAGTATTTTCATTCTCGAAGAATTTCTTGACCTCCTTCTTTTCTCCCGTCGCATTGTTCCATGCTTGCAAAAGAACAGTAGCGTTAAACATCCCGTCCTTTGTCCTCTGAAAGACTTCGTAATCGCCAATCTTTCGAGCCATAAGTTGGTTCGTTTTCATTTCTTCCACCTCCTAATTTTAAAGTTTACTACTCAACCGGAACAGCGGTAATAATCGCCGTATGGTTCTTATAGTCTGCCGAGGTTGAGTATTTGAGCACACCCTTCGGCAAATCTTCGTATTGAGCAAGCTGATAGGCGTATGTTACCGCCGACCGAACTGCTCTTGCGGACTCAAGCAGAAAGACTTCAAATTTTCCTGGTTTGATGCCCAATATGTCCTGTTTTGTTATTCTCGCAACTTTTTTCATCTTTGTTACTTAAATAATTCGTTTAAAATTTGGAGGTATGCGAAAAAAGTCGTATATTTGCAGTGTCAATGTAAAGTACGTACTTTCGGTCGCACAAGCCTCCGTTTGTAACGGCTTTGTTGGTTACTCGACCGTTAACGAGTGCAAAGGTATAAAAACTTCGGTAAAGTACCTAATGTTTCGGTAAAATACTTCGGTATATTACCGAATTTTAACGTTTCGAGCCAATTTAGTTGCAAATATAAAACTAAGAAACATTATGGGAACATTAAATTCGGTACAAGAAAGGTTAGATTATCTCATCAAGATCAAGAAGATGAGTGAGAATGCCTTTATGAAGGCTACAGGAACCAACAACATCGGCAAGATGAGAAGCGGAAAGCTTTCAATATCCGAGGGAACGATTAGCAAAATATGCAATTCTCTTGGAGTTAGTTATAGCTGGCTGAAGTATGGAAGCGGAAGTATGAATGGAAATATGGTAATTCAGCTAGGCGAAACGCATCAGAAGATAGAAGAGTCCATCAACGAGGCGTTTAAGCACGGCATACCGATGGCACAGTTGATAAATGCCGGGAACGTTGGTGACAATAGTCAAAACATAACTACGGGAACGGAACGAGCCAAGGAGCGTGAAGAGGAATCGTTCAAAGACAAGAACGCCCAGCTCATTCAGATCATCAACGCCAAGGATGAGATTATCAAGGCAAAGGACAGCGAAATTCGTCTTCTCAGAAAGATTCTCGCAGATAACGGAATCGAAGTATAACATTATTATATATAAGGATTATGAAGAAGGTATTATTAGCAGCAATGGTACTTCTTGCAGGAGTATCATTCACGTCATGCAGCAGTAGCGATGATGACGGAACAAATCCAGGAGCAGAGCAGCCAAACTACAAGATTCACGACAATAATATTGTCGGAGTATGGAGAGGCGGCAACTACTACTTCGTTTCATTCTCGTCTGACAAGCACAACGCTTCTCTTATCTCAAACAAGTTTCTTGATGAAGGAGATTACAGCATCAAAGGGGACACGATTACCGTAAACAACAAGTACTTCGGCAACGAAACGAAATATGTAGTGAACAGCTTAAGCTCAAACAAGCTTTCTATGACCATTACATATAACGACAGATGGGAAGGAAAGAAAACGGAAACAATGAGCTTCACTAAATCAGAAGACACTCCATGCACAAAGACTAATGATTTGGTCGGCAAGTCATACTATGCTCAGTATTCAGTAAGTCACGGAAGTCAGCACTGGAACAAGACATTCCTGACATACAACACCATATCATGCACTAGAAGCGATGCAGCCAGCTCTACTCCATCCACATTCTACTATGTATATATGAAGCCAATGCTTTACTTCTATGTAATAAGGAGCAATGAATTCTACTACGATACCGTAAGATGCGGTAAAGTTGAGTTCAACTCAAACAACCAAATTGATGGCATGGGTTCGCTTTACGGCGACAAGCTGTACTAAACGCATTTGTCAGCAATATGCAAGTAACAGAAAATAAGAATTTATAAATAGTTGAAAATAAGAGACTTATAGAATTAAGATGATTACAGTAACGAATTGGGCATTCTAACTCTGTAAGTCTCTGTGTATCAGCAATAGTAGTAAAATAACAATCCTTTTATTTTACATAAAAATGGCACAAAAAGGTAATTTAAGGTAATCTGAGGTTGCTTTTTGCAAGTAATATGCAAGTGTGGTTTACCTGTAGATTGAAGGATTACAAAAGAAATCATCGCTATGAAGGTATATGTAGAGTCAAAGACAAACAAGGTATTTTTCTCAGTAACCCACATGACGAAGAGGTTCTACGTCTACACCGGGTTGCAGACAACTGAGAAGTTCAGCGGCATGATGTTTCCGAAGTCTGATAAGTCAGCAAAAGCGAAGACGAGAAGACTTGCGGAGCTGTACGCCAAGTGTGAGAGCTATATCCTTGACCATCATGACGAGTCGCCAGATATGATGAAGGAACATCTGAAGGAGATCTGTACGGGAACAAAGAAAGAAGACAAGTCTCCGTTCCTCAGTTTCATGAAGGCATTCGCTGAGACAAGAGAGAGACCGAATACCAGAAGAAGCTATGAGAGAACCTACCGATGCGTAGAGGCATACGACAACAAGTGCAGCTTCAACACCATAACCAAGGACTGGATTGAAGGGTTCATCAGGCATGAGATGGATAAGGGAAGGAAGACCAACGGCATCTCGAATGACATCACCCACATCAAGGCTGTCTTCAAGAAGGCCATCGATGATGGCAAGACACAGAACTTTCCGTTCCACTATATCAGGCTCAAAAAGGAGGAAACAAGGAAGCGCTGTCTCTCACTGGAGCAGATGAGAGAACTTAGGGATGCCAAATTACACGGCAAGCAGGCTCTGTACCGCGATTTCTTCATGTTGGGGTTCTACCTCATAGGTATCAATGTTTCGGACCTCCTGACGCTAAAGAAGGAGGATTTCCGCAATGGTAGGATAAGCTACTACCGGAACAAGACAGGTAGATTGTACGACATCAAGGTGGAGCCAGAGGCTATGGAGATAATAAGCAGATACCGCAGCAGAAAGCCGCAGTACCTGCTCAGGTTCTTCGAAGATGCAGGAACTTTCGACGTGGACCACTTCACGAACAATATGAACCGTACGCTGAGAAGGATTGGTCCGAAGGATCCTAAGGATATGAGAAAGTCATCGCCTCATCCTATTGACAGCAAGATGTCTTCGTACTACAACAGGCATAGCTGGGCGACGTTTGCATCAGAGATAGGTATTTCACTCGAAACAATCGGTCGAGCACTAGGTCACTCTGTATGGGACAATACTGTAACCGCAGTATATGTCAAGTACGACAAAAAGGCCATAGACGAGGCGAACCGAAAAGTCATCGACTATCTGAACGGTTAACAAGGAAAATCCCCACGCCATCTGCAAATGACGTGGGGCAAACCTATAACCTAATAATTGCTTATGACGAATAATTCAAAATCCTAAAAGAGATGCCCGGCGCCGGGAGTGAGTCCGAACGCCGGGCGGAAGAGTGCTATTTGAATGTGTTAGTGCAAATATACGAACTTTTTCCAACATACGCAAGAAAACTGCTATTTTTTAGCGTACAATTCGTCAAGTTCCTTGGTAAGCTCAGAGATTTTATCGGAAATCTCAGATTCCTCCTTCTCTTCATGATTCCTCGCATCAACAAGTTGTCTCGATGTTATCTTGCGCTTGCAGTAATTGACCTTGGCGCGTTCGCATTTCCATCTTTCCCGCCACAGCTTCATCAGTAGTGTATAGAAGTTTGCGACCTTGCTCTTTTTGGTGATCTGCCGATTGGCTGATTCCAGTTCTCCCTCAGCATCCTTCAGCTTCCAGTTAGCTTCAATCAGCTCCTTCTTCAGCTTCTCGTTGCAGCGAAGGGTGTAGCAGACTTCGGTAATTAGAAAAGTCATTATAAAGCATTGCACAAACCCCTTCCAGAATCCCATATAAGCCTTTGCTACTGTGAGGCAGCACCCGAAGACAATGCATACGACAAAGATGTCGATGCGGTCGAAAATCATTTTTAATCTTTCTTTCATACGTTACAAATCGTTTTTATAATTATTGGTTACAATCCAGAAGCTCATCCCGATGTTGAATATCAACAGGAGAACAATGATAGCCCAGTACTGCCCGTCTGTAAGCTCGATGGTAAGGTAATCAAAATCCTCGAAGTTCTTTCTGTGCCATTCCTTTTCTACGATCGGACCGATATACTCTGCGTACTTTTCGAGATTTACGGGATTGCTCATAAACCAGTCTCTACTCTTAACGCCTACGACTGGGCTATCACACCATGAAAATGCGTTGCACCACTTTACATTCTTGTTTTTATCGATGCCGACACACACGACAAGTTCATTCTTGTTGCCGCCCTGCCAGTATGAGCGCTGTTTTTCAACGATTTCTTCCGGCTTGTTCGTAAAGAACAGGACGAACACCCTAAACTGCTTCCGCTCGCCATAGTATCCGTTCAGCCATCTCATCGCCTTCTCCTGATTCTTCGGGATCTTCAGTCCGAGAACAGGATTCTGGTCGTAAAGAACGATATCCGGATACTCGAACAGTCCAAGCTTGCGTGCCTGCTGATAATCAATATCCTCAAACTTAAAAATAGAACGTGAGGCTTTCACTTTATTCTTGTAATCATGCTCCGAGGATAATGCGTATGAGTTTTCGATGGAGCCATCCCACGCCCATTCCTGAGCATCACCATCCTTAGTGTAGTAATCCCTGTGCATATCAATGAACACGCTAGAGGTTCCAAGAATCTTCCTGACTACATTGAACTCGTTGTCGGTCATAAAGTATTCTTCCTTGTTCCTAGCATCAAAATAAGTCCAACGTTCAGGGTGATTGTCAACATACGAGCAATCATACGTTTCCGTACGTTGATGCTTTCCGCTTCCAACGGTCCTTGTACACGTGCGGTGTATGTACTCATTCCAGGCATCGTAATGACGGATTCTTGTCACGTAGCTTCCGAGATACTCCGTGTCGGCAGCATTGGACTGCTTGAACACGAACTCCATGAGGATGCCTATGAGGATGGATGGAACAATGAGTACTGCGTATTCCCACCAGGTGGTCTGCTTCCTGAAGAAAATCAACAGGAAAGCAGCAACCACGAATGGGATTAGGAATATGAATATTTCCATAAGCCGTTACTTCTTGAACAGGTCTACGTCGTTATCCTCTCCAAGCTGCATGATCATCTTTGTCTTGGATGAGGAGATAACCTTGTATTCGATAGGCTTGGTGTCAGATACGAACCACTTCGCCGGATATGTCTTCACGAGCGTCTCGTGCTCACGGATGATATCGAGCATTCTCTCCTGTGATGTCTGAAACTCGGAGCGCTGAATCTCTATGGACTGCATGAGGTCCTTGTATAGCGAAACGTCGAAGTTAGGATTACTTTCCTTGATCCACTTCATAAGCGAGCCGTCTCCCTTTGAGTATCTGCCCTCGATAAGTTTCGGATAGATGGACTCGAATGCGGACTTGTACTCATCCGTAACCTGTGCCTTCTGCTGAAGAACCTTCCACATCTTGTCGTGGACACCCTCAATCTTGCCACGCTGAGCCTCTGACTGCTGGCGAAGTGAGATTTCCTGGTTGTTGTAATGGAAATAACAACCGATAACTGAACCTGCGGCGAGTACTACTATTGCGAGTACTGATGCCAAAATAATGTTTTTTACACTCATATTATTTAAATATTAAAAATTATCCACTAGTTTACCTATTTAAAATTAATATTTTCCTTTTTAAAAAGGTTATATGAAACAGGCAATAGACCTCTGAGAGAGTGGTTCTCCCCCTTACCCCCATCAGTCATTGAAACGATGAGAGCTTGGTAGGAATATTCCACTCGAAGTTACATGAACCCAGTATAATGAGCCCCTTCGGTCGGATCGGTTGCCAAATCGTACAGCACCTAATCTAAGCAGCTTTCTAGGTACGCCTAGCCCTGCCCGCCTTCTGCCTTCAGTTCCTGCGGTGTCACCCTGCACCTCTTGTGACGTGGGTTTAAAGTCTGTGTAGCCGAGTGTATTTAGCCGACAAGCCACCAAGACTACCTGTTCGATCGAAAAATGAATAGGATAAAGTGAAAACCCTATCCTTTGTTCGTGTAGCGCTCCGAACTCTGGATAGGGTTTCGTATAGGGAAGTGAATAATCACTGTATACTCAATGTCTGTTGTTTAGTGCGCTACTACTAACAAGCACTGCAAAGATACGACGATTATCCTTACCTTCCAAATGCCTGTTTTGTGTCAAAAATCCGCCCATTCAAGTAAAAAGTAAAAACAAAACTCTCGAAAGTGCTGATTTGGCTACGCATTTCGATTGAAGTAAAAACAGGAATTTGTGTCATTCATTAAAGTATCAAATATTTACATTCACATATTTTAAGAGAAGATTGTGTTTTTCTGTGTGTTTTTAGTGCTGACTTTTAATAAAATAGCCGCCCATCTGTGAAGTGATGAGCGGCTAGTTGTATGAGAACCTGCGATTACAGATGCCCTATATCCTCCTTGGATATCCAGGTCCCGTGACTCGGCTGTTTGTCAAGGGTACAACCGGTAAGGTCCTTCACCCCAAGCTCCTTGCACAGGTCCTCGTCATGAAAGTCAGCGTAGCACCACCACTTTGTCTCGTTGGTGGTGGTATCCTGCAACTCTAATACGACGTGAGGATAAAAATGATGTTCTGTACTTATGACTTTGTACATATAAGTTAAATTCGTTAATTGTTGTTTAAGAAATGTTGTTTTCTGAAACAAATCCACTATCTTTGCACATGTCTTCGGAAGACTTCAATCGAACCTTTATGGAACAGAAATAAAAATAAACTTCCGTTGACGGTCAATTCTTCGGAATTGTGGATTTAAACGCTCATAAAGAGCAAATTTCTACTATCGTAGATGTCAGACTGTAATGGTCTGTTGTAGCCCCGGCTTAGGTCGGGGCTTTTTCGTTCTACTGCATCCGTAGAGATTCACTTTAATTGCTTTTTGAGCAAATTAAATATCATATTTTCCTCTGCTTCGTCAAGGTTGTAACAGGCGTGAGGGAGGATGGTAGTTTTCTTGTTATCTCGATGCAAATAGATTATATTCGCATTCTCGTTCCATGGACGTGATTTATAACATCGCTTCACCATCTCCGAGAACGACGTGTTCTCATTTCTTGCGAAGCTGGAATCCCAGGCGTTCAGGAGTGCAACGACCTGCTTCCAACTTAATTCGTTTAAGTTGATATTTCCATTTTCCTTCACCGTTTTTTCTAATATATTCTCCATATTCTTTTCGCTTATCCGTGCTGCGATAGGGCTAAAGTGTAATGAATTTAATAAACGTCTGCCATACTTGCGTGTCCGTACCATTGAGAGAATCTAATCTCATACCCAGTTTCTTCATCAAGGAATGTAGAATATCCGTTTTCCCATTGTCTTGGAACGTCCTCGGCTCTGTCGTATGCGGCGATAACGTCCTTTGCGGTATCGTCATTGCTGTCGAGCAAATTGTACTGACGGTTGTCGTTCGCGTATTCCACTTCGCTATGAAGCAACACTGCTCTCCAGTTAGATCCATCAAAATAGTTCCAATAGAGAGGTTCGTCGAACCATTCGTTTTCATTTCTCCAGGTCTTTGCGAAGTCGTTTATCTTAGCAAGCAGATCATCGCTGATTTCTGAACCGATGCAAACTTCGAGTTCGTTGTCTTCACCATATAGAGACAGCTCGGCAGTGTTTACTCCGAACTTCTTCTCAATAGCCTTCATCATATCGTACTCGCACTCACTCTCGTCGTTATTCAGGGAATAATCGTAGCTGCTGCCATCTGCTGCATGCTTTTCGATTTCCTTGGCTAATACAACGAGGAATCTTGGCTGATCATCTTCTTGCTGAAGATTCTCCAATACCACAATATCGTTTCTTTCCATAATTTTCCGCTTGACCGTGTTGCGTAGGGCTTGGTTATTAATTGCAGGAGCCGAAGCTCCCTATTTTTGGCTAATCGGGGCCGTTTTAAAAATCCCCTCCTACCCTCACGGGCAAGAGAGGACAACCATTTAAACAAATCTAGTTATGTTAACTAGAAATATATCATTTTCTGCACTAGACAGCTATTTCTCTCCGAATATAACCTGGAATGGAATCGCAAGCTTTTCGGTATCAAGCGGAACCTCGCATTTGATCCCATAGATAGAATCAAGATGGCCCAGGGCATATACCTGCAAGCTCATCTTCTCCTTGAACTTCTCGATGCTGTCATACTCGCTCTCCAAAACGATGTCTGAAGGGAACTCCTCAAAGTCTTCCATCTCATCAACATAACGCTCGTTGAGCATTCGAAGCTCGTTAGCGAAATCGTCGTACGTCTTGATCTTGTACTCAGCCGCATCCTTCCAAACATCAAGAAGCTCCTGCTTGAATTTCTCTTCACACTGCTTCTTTCCTTCTTCCATCAAATTCTCTGAAATTCCTGCTAACATAATTCTATAATTTATTGGTTAATACTATCTATCAGTAAATTTGTGAGCTGGGTAGCCGAAAACCAAGGTTCGAAGCGCACCTTTCTTCTAATGAGCTCCTTCTTGATGATTTCGGATACGCAAGAAACTTCCTTTTCAAGTTTTTCTGCCTTGCGCTCTGCCTGTCCCTGCTCTATCATCGCTCTGTACGTATCTTCTACATCGCAGATGCCAGAGAGCTTATCGAGTCGCTTTTTAAGTTTAACGTTCTCTCCTACCAGCTGACCTCTGCTCATATTTTCGAGTCTTTCTCTGTATGCTCGTTCTTCTTCTCTTTTCATTATTCCTCATATTAGTTAATAATAGCAGGAGATGGCTATTGGTCACCTCCAGTTTGGCTTAGTTCCTCATCGGGCTCGTCGTCGTCCTTATCATAGACTCCGAATAGCTTGAGGGTGTTGCTGTCGATTTCCGTCTTTCCGACGATGTAGCGCATCGTCATCTGAATGTTGGGCTTGCCATTGCTGAAATGACCCATCATAACGGCAATCTGCTCCAATGGTACGCCTTTCTTGGAGAGATTCGTGGCGAACGAACGCCTGCCGGTGTGCGAAGAGATGAAGCGGTATTTCTTTCCGGTCTCCTCCCTTCCGGCCTTGAATACCTTCGTGTTCGCATCTATTCCGCATTCACGGCAGATGTCACGAAGGGTTCTATTGAAGGTCATCTCGCTGATTTCGCCAGGGAGAGGCTCTGGCCCCGTGCCGCTTACAAGAAACGGACGGAGCTTCTTGTGAAGAGGAACCCTGACCTCTGTCTTGGTCTTCTGTGCCACATAGACAAGGAAGTGACCGGTATCATCGATGTTCTCAGGAGTTATCCTCTGGCAGTCGCTGTAGCGCGCACCGCAGAGGCATTCCATGAGGAACATGCGCTGAACATATCTCTTCGTCTGTCCTCTTGGATTGTAATTGATGATTCTGTTTATCTCCTCATCCGAGAGATAGACGGACTGGACAGGAACAGCCTTCGTTCTGAGTATCTTTCCGAACGTAGGGCTGTTAATCTCCTTCGTAGCATCATTCTCACGTATCACAGCCTTGATGGTGGCGCATACGGTCTTTGCGGAATTTGGAGCGTAGTTCTCCTTGATCTTCTCAAAGAGGTCACGGAGGTTGTCGTCAGTGATGTCTTCCCACAATGGCTTGTGGCCCAACAGCTCATCGAACATTCTCACGACCTTAATGAGCTTTGGGTATTTCCAGATGTATGCTCCGTAGAAGGTGTTGTGCCTCCATGCGTTGCTGTGATAGTCAGAGAACCAGCCCTGTTTGATTGCGAGCTTGTATTTCTCCTGCTGGACAGGACTCAGCAATCGTTCCCAGTCTCTTGTCTTGATTCTTAATTCTTCTGTCATAATTCTAATATTTTGGTTACTAGTGGCAAAGATACTAAAAGTTTATAATATAAACCATCATCTTTGCCGTTTTTAACGCTAAATTAACTTTCGAACTCATCGTTTAGCTCGTAAGCAATACGGGCGAGCGACTCGAAATCCATCTCAAAATCCATAGGGGATACTCTCTTCACCACTCTTTTGTAGCTCATCATACGTAGCGTGATAGTCGGGATAGCGGTATCCTTGCCGTTAGTTTCAATGAGGACAGCTTCGAAAAGCCCGTCGCTGCACTCAACCGGACGTCTCAGCTCTTTGCGGATGATTCCGTGCTCATACATTATCTCGCGGATAGTGCATGCTATCTCCATCTTAACACCTGAACGCAACTCGTCAATCTCGTCTTTCAATTCTTTTCTATCCATAATCTTAATATTTTGGTTTAATTTGATGCCCACCGTTCCCGGCAGGCTTGTTTGGCTTAGTCTTTTCTTTCGATATCAAGGCCCGTAAGCACGCCTTTCATATAGGCTAATGTCTCTTCCTTGCATTCCGATAGAAACTTCTGGCAGCCATCAATGATAACGCCGTACTTACCGCTCGGATAATTCTGTAGAGAGCACGAGTGGTAATGCTTTCCGGATTTCTCCTCGATTTCTCCTGCGAGTCGCTTCCCTTCGTCGGTCTCATTTGGACGATTTTCTGGGTACTCATCGTAAAAATACTCGTGCCATAAATCTAGTAGCATATCCTTGCAATCCTCCATATCTTGCAAAATATCCGATAATTTGTATGGCGCGCCGTTAGCACCATGTCCATCCTCGCCAATCCATTTACTGGCTTCCTCGTCAGGATCGAAGTCGCTATAATATTGATACAACTTATCCATGAAGTCAGACTTATTACCATTCTCGAACCAAATTGTGGCGATGAAATCTTGGCCTTGTGGGGAATACTTCTCTAACTCGACGCAAACCTCACCTCTTTCGTTAGGTGTATCGTCAACATTATAACTCCATCCTAAATCCTCTGCTAATTTTAAAAAATCATTCATATTTTTAATTTTAATTGGTTAATAATAGGAGCGTGAAACAGAGTGTTCCACGCCTTGTCTGGCTTTACACCGGCAGAGACACGATATACTCTTTTTTCTTCTTTCGTGTTCTGCTTTTAACAGTGAATCCACAATAATCTCTCAGCCACCCGGCGGCATTGCCGATGAACGGCTCGTTCACCATAAGGATAGGACGGAGCATCCCGTTCTTCTTCATGAACTGATAGTCGATGAAGTCGAACTGGTCATCCGGATCATCGCATTTCTTCTCCCACACGCTGACATCGAGATAGTCAATGAAGTCACCCTCTGGCGGGTTATCCATCTCGATGAATCTCTTCGGCGTAAGGAGAATCGTATCCTTAGGCTCATGGGTCATAAAGAAATTCTCTATAACCTCGTTGAACTTGTTCATGTCCATCTGTTTCTGGACAATTCCCTTTCTCTTCATGATGTCGGAAGCTTTGAGCATTCTTGTACCTCTTCTTGCTTTTGCCATAATTCAAAATTTTAATTGGTTAAACTTGTGGAACAAAAAACCGGCGTGTCTCACGACAGACCGGCTTGAACCATTTAAACAAAATCTAGTTATGATAAGGAGTCAGCCGCTGTTAACGACTGACATGTTTGGCTAATCTTCATCTACTTTTAAATTGTAGTGAAATCTTACAGTAAGGTAGTCTGTACTCAGAGAGAATGTATAGATTAAAGGCTCTGCCTGGCGTTCGTCGAGATACTGCTTTGTCTCGTAACAATATATGTTGTTTTTGGACTCGCCTGTTAGTCGTTTGACAATCTCTCTGCCCCACTCTGACGTACTAAATGGTTGTAACTTCTTGATAGATAGATAGTTTCCGTTATACTCTATCATTGTAGGTACACCGCTGACAAATCCCAATGAGAACTTATTGCTAAGATATTGCGAATCATCAAAGATAGCATCGAGAAGTGATTCCTCAGCGACATTCTTTTCATCAATAGAAGCCTTCACATACTTTCTTGTGTCTACATTAATCTCTTTCATAATTCTTTATTATATTGGTTAAACATAGAATCGGTTACCGAATCAGTAACCGACTTTTGGCTAGAATGGCCCCCGGCTGGCGCCTTACTCTAAAAGTTTGATCTAGAGAGCTTAGATTGAAGGATTACCTCCAGTAGTAACTGGTGGAGGAGATCCTTCGTTGAAGAAGCTCTTGTGAATTCTTGCCGGGCTACCATACTACAGGCGGCGAACCTTACTACTTACTGGCGATCACCTTCTCGACCTTAGCCTTATGCCACTCGTTAATCTTACCCTGGATGTCGATATCGTTCTCTATAATGAGCTGCTTGAGAACACCGAGCATTCTCCAACCCTCTTCATCGTAGAGCTTGGCTTTTGACTCAAGCTCCTTCAACGAGTTGGCTTCTGACATCTTTCGTCCGTTTTTCCAGAATCTGGCTCCGTGGAACATAATGAGGTTTCTCATCGTGTAGTAAGAACCAGAGCCCTTATAGGCATTGATGAAGGCATCAGACTGCTTGGTGTCCCATGCGAGATGCTTGCGCTTCTTGTTGAACTCGTGAACAGCATCGTAGACTTCCTTGTAGGTATTGCTGTCATACATCTTGCGCGCAAGATTACCGAGAGGAGCATATACCTTCTTTTCCAAGTCTGCGACGAAGATATCCTCGTTCTGAAGACGTACGTAAGGATTGCCCTTACAGGTATGCTTGAATGCCTTTGTCTTCTTTCCGTTCTTGTCTTTCTTGACCTTCCAAATAAGGTTGTCGTCCACATACTTGCGGAGCTTATTGATGTAGTCATAAGCCATATCGGCAGCAACGAAGCCTCCGAACCATCTGTTTCTCGCACCGGCATTCTCATGATCCCCGTGAGCTGCCATCTTCATCTGAGCATAGAGCTCATTTTCAAGCATGCGCCACTGGTACTCGTAGCCCTTGTGCTGCAAGACCTGGTTGAATGACCAGTTCCGTCCGTCCATCTGTCTGAGCATGTGGAACATCTGGCTCATCACCCAACGGCGGAACAGCTTCCAGTTACTTACGTATCCACCCTCGACAATCTGCTTGCCTACCGCATCGATGGTTGCATCGTCCATATCAACAGGGACAGCCGCACCATTCTCGATCTTGATAAGCTTGTCGTCACCGAGAGGGAAGTACTTACTTACGTCAACGCCTGCTGCCTTAAGAGCTTCGAGACGCATCTGCGCCTTGGTCTTCTTACCTGCACCAGCTGCATCAACCTCTACATTGTTAGCTACTACCTTAAGATTCTCACCAGTGATTGTTACAATCTGCTTCATAATTCTAATTATTTTAGTTGGTTATTAAAAATGTTAATTAAATCGTGGATGAGGCTTATGCCCCACCCTTGTTTGGCTCAATCCAGTCTCTGAGGATAATCAGGTCCTTGTCGTTCTTGGAACACCAGAACCAAGTTCCCCATCTGCCGTCCCAGTAGAGGTTGCCTCTGAGAAGCTGGACCAGTACGTACAGCTCCAGCTTGCATCTTGCTAGCTCTCGTCGCTCTCCGTACATCATATCTTCGTCTGAGAGCTCTTTCTCAGGCAAAGCCTTGAAGTAGTAGCGGCGATGTGATTCGGAACGCTCAGACGGCACAGAATGCTTGTATGCCGCATATCTCTGCTCGATGCCTACAAACACAACCTCGGGTGTAAGGTAAGGCGTGTCCTTCGGCTTGTCTTCCTCGGACATCACTACATTGCCGTTCACTCTACATGTTCTCTTCTGGAAGTTGATGGTGAACTTCGCACCATTCTCAACTGCATTGATAATCTCGTCGTATGTCATATTCTTAAAATATTGGTTAATAGGAGTGCGCTCAGAGAATCTGTTGCGTAACTATAAGGTCTTGATTAATACTGTATCTGAGTCCTGACGGATCCAGGTAATCACCTGGATGCTCAGGATGATTGATACCGTATTGTACAATCTATTCTCCTTGCGCACCATTCGGCTCGCAATAACCTAGGCTTATCTCATGTATTATGTTGCATGGATATATGTTCGTGATTCGACCCAGTGTTTGGATACGGTCGTCGATACATATCTGTATCGACGACGGTATTCCACTCACGGGGTATTAAACCTCATACTCTTGATAAGTCGTGATGCAATTCACTTTGGTTGTTTGTAGGTACACTCATAGGCCTGTTGCTTTCCTATAATCAGCTGATACGAACCAGATGGATTACGCGGGTTAATATTTAACCTAAGGATTAACCCGCGTTATTTGCAAGCTGGTTGGTAAATTACAGCCTCCTCATGTACCTCGTTTGGCAATAACGTTGTCTCCATCTGAGAGCGTGACACGTAGCTTTAACATCTTGATCTGAGGGATGTTATAATCGCCGGATGACGCTGTGGATTCACAGCATTAGCCGGCGAGCACAACATAACTCGTAAATCTCACTCTCCTCTGAAGACTACCCTCGTGCTCGGGTAATTCCCTGACCGATGGCTCGGCACAATACTTTATGATTCTGATTTCAGCACAGGATTCGCCAGAATAGGTGATCCAGGATCGAGTGCTAATAGCACGAATATCCAGGATCACCGAGTCTGGTTAAGAGAACCTGTGGTATTAAACATTGCCATCCATCAGGGAGTGGTGGTGTGCGCCACCGGTGGAAGTCGTACGGACTGGCACATCTCTGTACTTCGTTGATGAGCTACGCCTTGTGCGTCATACGAACATCCTGCTGTCTCAAGTTGTAAACTTGGATAGCAGGATGTTCAGATGATGTCTTCGAGGCATCGCCTGAATCTATCCGTCCTTCTTCCACGTCCGTGTGCTCGGTTACAGAGTCTGCCGGTCAGAAGATACTGCGCATGGCTATATCAGCTTGATAATATCCGGTGGAGAGGATCGCAGGACCATCTCCATTCGGAGATAGGCCCGCGATCGTTCGAGACCGGATTGTTTAAACCTTATCTTCATTCCGACAGTTCCTTGCGCTAGGATGCCAATCTACAGAGTATTCACCAATGTGTTGTACGCTGCCCTACTTGTGCGTATGGCATTCTGGGCACAACCGATTGATAGATACCCCTTGATTTCGCTCTCTGTCTTGCCCCTGTTTGCTTTCACATTTCTGCCACGACCTCGGTCTATACAACCTACAGCCTGAGTCTTCACGTATCCGAGACCACCGACTTTATTCTTGCCTGTCTTGACCGCACGGATGCAGTCCATGACGAAGGTATTGAGCTTGTCGATGTCCTCTTTCACGTTTATGACCGGAAGAACCTGAGTAGCCCAGGAATAATCGCAGTACCCCTTGTAGAGATATCTGTTTACTGCATTGATGGCTTTCGTCATCGTGGTGTCACGCTTCTTTATCGTCCTCTTCTCAATCTCCTTCTGAAAGGTCTTGATACGTGTGGACGATAGAGAGATGTTGTGACCCTTGATGGAATATCCGAGGAACTTGAACCAGTGATTTGCATCCAAATACTCAACCTTCTTCGGATTGAGCGTCATTTGCATCTTCTCCAGCTCGCTCTTCAGGATATCCATGGCTTTCTCGTAGTCCTCGCCAACGAAGAGAATATCATCTGAGTAACGGACGTAATATCCGTTCAGACTCGACAACATCTCATCAATATGGTACAGAACCACGTCTGCCAGCCATGCAGCAACAGAGCATCCCTGCTTGAGGGACTGATACTTCTCGCAGAGGTTATTGTCCTCATCGAAATAAATATCTGTGTGATAGTAGTCACGAATGACATCTATTAGCGCAGATTTTCCGAATTTCTCCTCTACTCTGTCAAATACCCAATCGACGAATCGTATAGGTACATTGTCAAAGTACTTGGATAAGTCGGACTTGAATCCGATGATTTTTCCCTCTGCTGAGTATATTATCCGAGACACATCTTGCACCACACGGCCGCAGCCGATACCTTTCTGGTACGATGTACAGCGTGTATGCACCATCTCTGGCATCAGCTCAAACAAGAGGTCGTTGGCTATGCTCAGGAGAATTCTGTCCACAGCCTCATTCACATAGACCGTACGGAAATCTCCGTTGTCTTTCGGAATCTTGGCTGTGTGTGGCGGCATTATCTTGTAATTGCCGCTCTTGATCCTCTGATACATAGCCAGACGAGCCTCGGGTGTCGTAAGCTGATACATTACTGCTTTGTTCATGTCCTTGAATAAGCCTTTCTCAATAGCATACTGCCATCTGGCTTTCTCAAAGAACATCTCTAGGATTCTGTCTTCATTCATAATTCTTCTTGTTTTGGTTTGTGTGGTGACACATGGCCACCTTTTAGCTAAAACCAATATTCTCCGGAGCCTTCGTCATAGTGAGGGTAATAATCGGATGATGCCTGGTCCGCATCGTAATCCATCTGGGCCATCTCCTCCGCTACTGCCCTATCTCCGCACTCACGGAAATATTTCTCTTCCAATTCTTTTTGCATTTCTCTTGTCATATTCGTAATGTTTTGGTTATTGGTAGGGAGATTACTCTCCCCGTTTGGCTAGTCGATGTGCTGGAGTGCTGCGCTGTCATCTTCTTCGGATTCTCTCCAGTACTCCTGATCTGGTTCGATCTCGATAATCTCACCTGAGAAATTGTCAGAGTCAAGAACAATATCGCTATTATTATAGGCATCCTGCACTTTCTGTACGGCTTCATTCTCACTCTCAGCATCAACGCTGACTACCTTGTTCAAATGTTCTGTGACTGATACGTAATATCTCTTCATAATCTTTAATAATTTGGTTAATAATGTCAGAGGGATTGCTCCCTCCGTTTTTAAGGCTTCTTGATATTAATGATACCTGTCACGCTCATAGCGTCTGATGGCTCAAACTTGTCAGGCTCTAAGCCGCAATCTGTGTAGCCGAATAGAGAATCCACACAAGCGTCATACCATTCTGTTTCATCTGGTTCGTAATCATCCGGCGCATCCTCAGGACACGCCAACTCGTAAACGTCCCAGTAGTTGAGGAGATAGCCGTCGTACGCAACCTGATGGTCAGACCACTCTCCACGTGAGATAAAGCAGATAGTCTTACCTGCAACGTTATCACGATGGATCTTGAAAAACTTGTCAAATACCTTTTTTGCTTCTTTTGTCATAATTCTCTTTTGTTTAATTGGTTAATGGTGATAGCCCGAAGGCTATCTTTAAGCTAATGCGTTCAACACTCTGTGGGCGTTGTATGCTACCGGATTCAGATACTTCATCTCCACATAGATACTATTCTCACAAATCTCAATGCATCTCTCGTGTGCAATGTTCTCGGACAAGGCATCAAACTCAAGATGGGTGCTGCCAGATGAAGGCTTACCCACATAATACTTGTGCCCTTCGCGATAGCACACGATTCTTCTGTTCACACGATAGAAGGTTCTGTTTCCCTTCTGTGAAATTGTAATCTTTTCCATAATTCTTATTTGATTGGTTAATAGAAGAGGAGCATGCAAGCTCCCCTTGTTAGGCTGTTTCTTTTAGTTTGATTCCATTCTCTTCGAGAGCGACCTTGATCAGTTCGTCAGAGTCCTCGTAGTACTCTCCCCAGCAGGAATCAATCTGCTCCCAGTCGTAGTCGTCCTCAGGCTCACGACCTATTTCCGTGAAGACTTTCTTGTAATGGACTTTCTTCTCCAAGACGAACCCCTTGACATCTCCCCACATCCAAAGACCTATGCACTTAACCTCATACTCAAATAAGTCCAAGGCTCGCTTTCTCCAGTTTTTTGTATTAGTGTCACAATATTTGGAGAAACGCTTCTTGTCGCAGTAGGCATATCCGCTGACATAATCTCCCTGACTGTAGCCAGTAGATGACCACTCGTAGAATGCAATATCCTTGCAGTCATGCAGAAGATACGTGAAATCGTCCTCTTCGAGGATATCACAAAGCTCCTCTCTATAGTCGAATCTCTTCAAGTCGCTCGGACAGAACTCTTCGTGGTTGTACCACTCGCCCTTGTACAGATTCTCAAGATACCACATGCGGTCACTCTTGTCATAGCGCATACGGTAATTATCGACGTTTTCACTATTGATGTAGTCGATAATCTTCTTTTGTGACACATATTTGCAGACTAGATCCTTCAATGCATCCTCTGCATTTTTAGCGTCAACTTCGCTGCTGCAACCACGAGACAGACCTATATTGTATCCGTTGTCGGAATAGTCCCAGAAGTAAACTCCCACCAAATCCCATTCTGTGCAAGGGCATTCGGCATCCTCATCCTGGTAAATGGTGATTCTGTAATCACCGATTTCCTTCTTTGCAAATTCGTAACTCATATCTAATATCATTTAAATGGTTTAACATTGAATATCCCCATGCTAGGGGATATTGTTAGGCTTCCTCGTAATCTTCCTCCATCATGGAGTGAACCTCTTCAAGGTAATTGCCGAAATTGTACTTGATGTTGTACGTGCCGAACGCCTTGAAATACCATTCTTCGAGATATTCTCTGTCCTTGTTAGCCTGCTCGCTTTCTTCTGCGGCATCAAGTCTGACTACCATGGCAGGATACAAATCGTAGTAATCGTCGCCATCGTAGTCCGTCGCCCAGAACGTACCTGTAACGTGTCTGGGATAATCGTTGTACAGATTGGCAAAATTACCATCCATGCGCTGGTCGTTAAGATGGAGGTATTTCTTCATCTCTCTGTTTACCTTGTGAGTAAACTCCCACGCAAGGGACTGGATATTCTCTCTAAGCATATCTGCAATGTATTCTTCCAGATCCTCTGCGTCATCGAATTCATCAAGACACTCACGATAGAGGCCCTCGATAACCGCGGCAAAACTTGCCGCACCGATATAATCGGCTACTTTCTCGATAACTTCACCCTTGTTGTTCATAACAACTTCTACAATATTCTTTTCCATAATTCATCTGTTTAAATGGTTGATAATGGTTCCCCACATTATCGTGGGGAGTTTTAGTCAAACAAGATACTGTCACCATAATTTCTGTAGAAATAGTTGTGCGCTTCAAGCTCGTCAGTTTCAGGAACGTCTGATATTTCAAGCTTGCCTGTATTCTTGTGTACTTCGGCAATGGAAAATGTATTGTCGTGCGTCCATTTGATGAGATCAACACGCCTTACCTCGTTCTCTGCTGAATTTACAATTTCACACTTCAGCAAATCGTCATTCAGGATTTTCTCTAATTCACTCATAATTATTCTGTTTGTTGGTTAATAGAAATCCCCACCCGTGAGAGTGAGGATTGGTTTGGCTTAATACAGAAGAGCTCTGAAACAAAGCTTGTCGCTTATCACACCATCTTTCTGTAGCCCGTCCTTCCAGTCATTGAAAGTCATGTTCAAGTCAAGGTTGAACTTTGTCTTCTTGCCAGTGTAGTCGATACCACACTCGTCACAAAACTGCCAGAATGCTTCACGAAGCTGCTTCTGGTTTGTGATCTGATATTTATTCGCCATAATTCAAATAATTTATCTTGGTTAAACAATAGAAGGCACGCTCAGACATGGGCGCACCTTTTTAGGCAAATTCTACTCTTCTTCATCCTCATCCTCTTCCTCTTCTTCGTCTTCTTCTTCGTCAAGACAATAATAGCTGTCAAGCTCATCTGTGCCGGAGTAGCCTTCATCTTTACACTGCTCGTAACTGCGTAGTCCTGTCTTGGCATAAATAATGTCTGTCATCGTTTCCTCGTTCAAGCCATTTATATCCGAGACAAGTCTAACCTCGTCCTCTGTGGCGATATTGTTATCAACAATAAAATCCCACAACATAGATTCTATACTTTTGCTCATATTCTTTGAATATTTAGTTAATAATAGCTCCTACGTGTCTCCACGCAGGATTTTTGGCTTAGCGATCCTCTACTTTCACGCTCACAGCATAAGGCAGGTTATCTCTGTCAACCTCCTTCCATTCATACTCAACGATTGTGCTCATGTATCTGTTCTCCATCTTGTGAATGGCGCCATCTATAGTTCTCTTACTGATGGTGCATCTCGTCTTCTCGACCTTGAACTTGACGTGAGCCATGTATCCGTCATCAGAGAACTCAACGAGCCCTTCTCTTCTCGCAACTGCCACACATCCGTGGAATGCGTTGATGAACACATACTTTTCTCCATCGAAATACACGTCAACGCGCGTATTATTCTCTGTTCTCTTTATATACTCCATATCTATTCTATTTTTGGTTTGACATGGTTTCTGTGCAGATAGACTGCACAGAATGTTTGCTAAAATCTGCGAGGGCGCATACAGGAACGCTCAATCTCCTGAGCTTTCTTGTCCACACGAGCGGCTCTTCTGTAGTACTCGCTCTTGTCGAGATTCTTACGTTTGCACTCCTCACTTATCACCTCCTTGTGGCTCGCTACGAGCCTGGCAAGGAATCTTCTGTCTCCGTCTGTCATAATTCTGAATTTTATTGGTTAATATAGAAGTGTAGCCCTATAGGAGGACTACATTTGATTAGGCTATCTTTCTCCAACCTCCCTGAAACGGATGACCTCCGGCATCAACGCACGCCTCGATTTCCTCAACAGATAGGTAGTCAATGCGTATATACGCAGGATAGCAATCAGGGTCCTCCATTGTTGGGTCTGTGTAGCAGTGCATTTCATCATCGTCGTCAGCCTCGTAATCGTACAATCCGTACAACTCATTCTTTTGGCAATACACGAGATAACGCTCCATTGCTTGCTCCAAGTCGTAAGCGTAGATGTCAATGATAGGCTCTACGTAACAGAACCGGTACAAATGCGTACCATCTTCCTTTGTGTTAAATGTGTTCATAATTTATTCTGTTTTGGTTAATAGCAGGCAGCACATTATCGTACTGCCCAGTTCTGGCTAGAGATTGTACACCGGACTTTCTGAAGCACACAGAATCGTAGGACCGGTGAGAATGGAGAATGCACAAGGGTCGAAACCCTCGATTTTCTTCATGCTCTCGATATGCTTCTGAATTTCTGCTCGTATGGATGACAGACTCAATCTGCCATCAACTGGCAAGATAGAATCCATACCAGTCATTTCCACGATACTGAAATCCTCGGTGAATCTCATGTTTACAAGGTCAAACTTGTTAATCTTGTGATAAAATTGTACCCATTTACTCATAATTCTACATTTTTGGTTTATAGTAGAGGGAGATAAAACTCCCTCATTTTTTCAGGCTGTGTACTCCTTGATGAAGTCCGTGAGTTTGGTACACCCGGACTCTATCTCCTCACGGCTGTCAAAAATAGACAAATGCAGCGAAATACTGTCTAGCACCTCGTCGTCAATAATTATGGAAGCATACACTGAAATGTATCGCCCGCTAGTGCCTACACCTACTTCTAGGTTGAAAAACTCGATGCCGAACGTGCTACGCTGAATCTTCTGCAATCTAGGCAGAATATTGATACGCAAATCTTCTATGCGCTCCTGCCATTCTGGGTTCTCTAATTTCTTCATAATCTATAATTTTTGGTGAATAGTATGCGTGACAACTGCCACGCACATTTTTTAGCCCATGCACAGCACCGCTATCTCCGAGAAACTTTTGGAGATAGCCTCCTTGCTACGATAATCTCTGTAGCCTCTAGTATTGTTGTTGTGCCACTGGCGTGCAGCAATCTTGATCTTCTCCATCTCGTGGAGCAATGCACGTTCGAAGTTCTTTTGTGATTTTCTGTCTTGCATAATTCAATTTGTTTAATGGTTCTACATAGTATGCCCAGGAAAATGCCTGAGCACATTTTTGGCTACTCGTACTTGTTGAGCAGGAAAATCAGAATACAGCCGTCTCCGTTCATGAGCATCTGACATTTGTCCTCATCTGTAATGATGTGGGCGCAAATCTTTGCGAACATAGGAAACGGCTCATCCTCCATCTCGTCATGATATACTGCCAGGTATGTTCCCGGCAGCAGAGAACGTGAATCCTCAGGATCGCCGCCGAACTCATCGCACGCCTGTATAGGACATAAAACTCTCTGGATAGATGTGTGTGTACACATATCTTCCTCGCAGTCCATGCCCATCATGATATCAATTAACTCACACTTGCTTAATTCCTTTGTTATCGTCTTGTACATATTCTTAATATTTTGGTTAATAGAAGAGAGGAGCGGAAACTCCTCTCAAGTTTGGCTAGTCGCAGATATCCTCTATCTGCTGCTGGATGGCATCTATCATTATGCAGATAATAAACAGACCGCACATTTCAAGAACCGCAGAATATAAAACGGCTTGAAAATCTCCAAGCACAAATCCTACGATGGCAATGAAACCACAAACGAAACTTACGATAGCCACGAGCGCGGCAGATAGCACGCCCTTTCTTACGATATACTTTTCCATAATTCTTTTGTTTAACTGGTTATATTATCGTACTGCCCAAATCTATCGGGCAGTTTTTAGGCTGAATGTTTCCAAGCACAATTATCGTACTTTCCAAATTTCTTAAACTCCAGGCAGTATGAAATTCTCCAAGCGGAGCGTAGATCTCCACAGCTCCCTGAAGAACCACCTGCCAATTATCGTACTTCTCCAGAATATTCCAAGCAGAATACCCCAAATAATTCCAAGCAGAATTATCAGAATATTCGTACTTGCCAGCATGACAAATGCCGGCACACTCTGAATAAATCCAAGCACAATTATCGTACTTGAATAAATAATCTGTCTCGCTGTCATAATTCTAATTTTATTGGTAATTGTTCCGTAGCCACACACGACAATTATCGTACTGGCTACGGATTTTTAGGCTAGAACTGCAACGGTAAGTCGTTTTCCGTTGTAGCTCATGAATTCTACGTGGCTGTATATTGTCTGTAAGTCTGCAATATACAGCTCCATCATTCTCCTCCCTCTGCAATCTAATGATATCGTACTCATAATTCTAATAATTTTGGTTATTGTTCCCTACAAGCGTAGGGAGATTTTAGGCTTACCCTTCTTCAGTGTTCGCGTAAGTCACGTTACCAACTTGCACGTGCCACGCCCATATTGCAGGATCTCCGCCGAATTCTGTTCCCTTGAGGAACTTTACCTCGGTCTTGTACTTCTTTGCTATCTTCTCAAGGTAGCTCATCGCTGCCTGTCTTGTTGTGTGACGTGCAATACTAACACTCTCTGAATTACCGTTATTCTCAACGGTACGCCATGTAACAAATGTACTCATAATCTAAAATATTTAAATGGTTGATAATTGTAGAGCGGAGATTTCTCCCCGCCCCGTTAGCCAGGACGTGCATCTTTGCACCACGTTTTATCTTTATCGTTTTAACTACGTGGCTCACACCCTACAGATTTTATGCTTCTGCCAGCAGCTTGTTTGTTTCTGAGGAGATAAATCTCGCACGGATGACAAGCAACCGATTTCAGTCAGCGTGGATAGTGTGCGCCTTGATACGCTGCAAATCGTGATTGCACACACAATTGATTCTCGGGTAACCAGCCCGACCGGACAATTCCAAACCGGTAGAATATGAATTATGATTTCTTTCTAATTTCTCCCGGTACGCCTTATAATCACACTGCGCCCGTATCGCACAACTTTCGTTCTGTCTCCATTCGTACCCTTGCCGTCGGTTAGCCTTCAATCGTCGCGGGGTCGCTTCGTCCTGCTGGTGCTACACCCTTCTCGCTCCTGTGCCTGTGCTCCCTGTGTCCGCTCCGGTGATACGCTCCACAGAAATCTCAGTCTCTTATATTCTGTTTCACGTATCACGGAGAGACACCGCTCGCCGCCGGTAGTTGGTACGTCTGAGGATGACCGCCCCAGTTGTGCCGCCTAAAAAAATATTTCGTATGTTTCGCTAAATTTCTCGCTTAGAAATCTAGCTGGCAAGTTACGTTTTCAGATTACTGCCGCCTAGAAAATTCTAGGTCGTTGCCACCCTGCAAACCACGATGAGGTACTGAAAAATTATCCAGGGATAAAAATATTATTGAAACAATTCTGAAAAATAAAATCTAAAAAAAAATATTCTAGAAAAATCTTTCTAGAATATAGGTACGAAAAATAAGGTAGTGGAAAAATCCCACTACCTTATTTATTGTTACTTTGCTGCTGCTTTCTTTGATTTTTCACGGTCTTCTCGCATTTTTGCAACCATTTTTTCAAATTCACTATCAGATAAAGCGCTCGTATCTGCATTCTCTAATCTCGCTTTCGCTGCTGCCTTCGCTGCCTTTTTCTCGCTTGCTGCCTTTCTAGCTGCATTTTTACCGCTTATATAGGTAGCATACAAATTGTTGAGAAAACTAAGCAAACGCGTTTCTGTATCGGTGCAAATATCGGAAATTTCTTGCAGCTTGTGATTTTTTGCAACCCATACAAGAAAATCGAAATCCTCTTTTAAGTCTGAAAACTCTCTGACTGCTCTTTGCAGAATATTAGTCTGAATATCTCCTAAATTAGTGCGCAAAAGGTAGTCGTTTTCTGCCTTCTTATATGCTGCTGCTGCTGCTGCTTTCTTTGCTGCTGCGATTGATAACTCACTATCCGCAACCGCTAACTGATTGTTAACGTGTTCCTCTTTAATTCCCGAAACGCCTAAAACATCATCAGCGAACTTTGAAATGATTGCACTCTCAATCTGCTCATTTGTCTTCATAATAACTACTAGCACTTATTTAAACCCCTTGCAATCGGGCATTAATATGAATTGTTTCAATATGTTGTACGGGGTCGCACCGCGCACCTACACCTAGGTACCATTATGCTATCTTCCAATAGCTGCTGCAAAGGTACAAACAATCTTTTAAATGCTTGTAAATAATTCCGAAAATGTTTGATGGTTTATGTTTTTTTAACTCTTTTATAACTTACTTGTATTTAGGTGCATTTATACTTTATAGTCTTCTGCTATGGAATATAGCTAAAAAGCCCTTTATTTGCCGTTTAAGGGCTCTTTATTGCTTTTGTGATAGTTAGTAAGTAAGCAATAATAAAACGTCTTAAAACGCAAATTTGAGCGGTATCATCAAAAGCGGGGAATGTAATAGGTATTACAAAATATAGCCTTCTATCTTTGTACTCTGTTTTCTGATATGGTACGTATCGGAAAGGCAACCAGTCAGAAAATAGCTAGAATAATATATAACAAAATATATGCTTTATAACATAAATAAATAGGTAATAAGATAGTACTAATTATATGTTATATAACATATTCTAGGTAATAATACACTACAAAATAGGGGTAAATTCTAGAAAATAGCTAAATTCTCATAACTACCTAATAATCAGTTATTTAGTTAGTGTAATTTTACACTATAGCGTTTTTGTGTTGGTTTATGCTAGTAAAATAAAGGTGAAATAATATACAAAGGTATGGAAATAAAATATAAGGTAATTGGCTGATAATTAGAGGGTTACAAGAATTTTAGGATATTATAAACCAATATTCTTAAAATGTGTTAAAATGAGTGTTTTACGTTCGTTTACACTATATAAACTAACTCATTTTGTCCTATCTTTTCAAAACAGACCCCCCACACCCCCTAAATATCCATAAATCAGCGCGGTAGTCACCTCATCTAAAAATTTTTTCTTCCGATTTTTTGACCTACTTGTAAGGTTTAATTACTTTTACTATAGAAAGTATATTTGTGCATATTCATACACTCACCTATTTTTAACATTTGGCAACATTAATCCTTACTTTGGTGAGCAAAACCATAAATGTATATCTATTATTCATTAAATGTACTACTATAATGTATATTTATATCCTTTATTTACTATGGTTATAGGATATATTCATTATATTTTTCGTATCTTTGTATTGTCGTATTATTATAGAGTCGACTTGTTGTAAGGGTGATCAGAGACGTGTATATCTTTCTGAAAGCCCCTGTTTATCGGGGTTAACCCTACACAATAACGGAAAATTAATGTTATTATTGTGCATAAATGGAAAATGGTATAGCTATAGACACGTTGCACGCCCAGCTTCTGGAGCTTTCGAGGCGTGAAGAGTACGGTTTCGACATGCTGAGATGTCAGGACTGGGGCAAGGCAAACTCGGAGAAGTACAACAAGATGAAGTCCTCCTTCATCAGGTCGATGAGGATGCTTGCGAAGAAGGCTCCGGTGAAGTACTACGGAGGTTCGTACTACATGTTCAACGGAAAGATATACGAGGCGGTTCCGAAGATAGTCCTGGAACAGGCCTACCAGCTGTTGCTTCTCGACCTCGCACTTGCTCCTATGCTCGGTCAGAGTACCGTGATGAACAAGTCGTTCATGGAGGTGATAGAGTGCTACAACATACTTAGGCCTTCCTTCGACATAGTTGCCTTCTCCAACGGAGTGGTTGACTTCGGAAGCGGATTGCAGAATCCGAACGTGATGCCATTCTCTCCGGAGTACCATGTCACCTACTACCATCCCTATGACTTCAACCCTAAGGCGAAGTGTGACAGGTGGATGAACTTCATCAAGGAGGTCCTTCCGGACAGGACATCGAGGATGATCCTCCAGATGTTCCTCGGACTCGGACTCATCCAGAGGGGTACTGCATACAATCCGTACGAGGGAAAGGAATCATCGAAGATAGAGCTCTGTCTCCTGCTCATCGGTACGGGAGCCAACGGAAAGAGTGTCATCTTCGACGTTGCCTGCAACATATTCGGAAAGGACAGGATAAGCAAGATGGACTACGCCGACCTCACTGCCGACGGTGACGAGGGAATGAGAGGAAGGTATCCTATCAGGAACGCCATCTTCAACTGGTCTTCCGATTCCGACCCGAAGAAGTTCGGAAGGAAGAACACCGGAATGTTCAAGAGGCTCGTGAGCGGTGAGCCTGTTCCGATGAGAAAGCTGGGCAGGGATATCCTTGATGGAAACTCAATCCCCTACCTCATCTTCAACCTCAACGAGCTTCCGTTCCCCGATGATGCGTCGCTCGGATTCATCAGGCGCTTGCAGTACGTGAGCTTCGATGTCACCATCCCCAAGGAGAGGCAGGACCCGGAGCTGGCGAGCAAGATCATCCGTGAGGAGCTGAGCGGAGTGTTCAACTGGATATTCCGCGGGGCGATGGAACTGAGGAACAGGAAGTACAGGTTCCCGGCAGCGGAGGGCAGCAGGAGACAGCTGCTTATCTCCCTTCTCGGAAGCAACCCTATCTATGCCTGGATAAGGGCGTACGGAATGAGATACAGTCCGGAGGCGAGGGGTGAGATTTCGGAATGCATGCTTGCAAAGGAGATGTACGAGAGGTTCGTGGAGTTCTGTAAGGTCAACGATGTCGAGGAGAAGGATATCCCTACAATCCAGAAGTTCGGAAGGGACATGAGCGAGAAGTACAGGTTCTTCAAGAAGAGGTCTCCAGGCGGAATGACGTACAAGGTGTACGGAGCGCAGATGATTGACCTGAAGCAGGAGCTTCTCATCAACGACGTGAAGGCTCCTATGCGTGGCGAGGAGGACATCAAGCAGCCGGAGAGCTTCATTCAGCCTGATGATTAACGATACCGGTGGCCGCATGGCGGTGGGACATGCCTTCGGGCATAAGTCCGGGCAGACGGGAGGTTCGAGTCCCTTCCACGGTCGGCGGCCACCATTAAAACAGATTTTCATGATAGACAAGGAATATATCAAGGAGATTATCTCCTGTATCACGAAGAAGAAGGCTGACGGGAACATTGTTCCGGCCACCGCTTCGATGAGCGAGATTATGACTGCTGTACGCGAGGATGCCCTGGAGTGCATGAGGACCATGTGGAACGAGAGGGAGATTGCGGTAAACAGGACGTTGAACAGTGTTTCATTCAAGTGCCTATGAGAAGACATCACAATCCGAACAAGGTTCCGCCGTTCAAGCCGGATCCTGAGCATTGGACCAGGAAGGTTCATTCCTGGAAGGCGAAGGTCGCCTATGAGACAGAGGATGATGCTTGGGAATTTCTGAAGACACATCCGAAGCTTATTGAGCAGGGAATGACTGTCTACAGGTGCAATCTGTGCAATATGTTCCACTGCGGACACAAGTATAACAAGAAATAGTTGAGATATGAAGAAGAAAGGATATTACGAATACAAAAACGGAATCTACCCATTGAAACTTTGGGTACACATCGGAAAGGATCTTAAGGAGCTGATAGATTCCTGCTTTGATGGTTGCAAGGCTCCTGACAGGGATTACGGCGGCGTTACTTATGACGAAGCTGTAAGAAAGAGCGACATGCGGCGTGGCGTTCTTGTTTCGTTTCAGTGCTCGAAGGATATGTCAATGGATTACTGCTGTCATGAGGCTTCTCACGCCTGCGATGCCATTGAGGATGCTATTGGCATGGAACACGGCGGCGAGCCTTCTGCCTATCTGATGGGTTGGATTGCGTCTTGCATCAACAAGGCTCGTTTGGGAATTGGAGATTTCGTTGAACTAAAAGATAAGGAGGAATAGCTTATGAGGAATTACTGCTATAAGGTTTTAAAGAATGGATGGAGAAGTCACGATAAGATAGATACCATTACTGGCATTAACGTGTACGAGCTTGACAAAACAAATCACGACACAGAGCTTTGTAAAAAAGGTGTGATGTGCGAGGTGTACGAGGAAGGAACATTTTATGATGAGCATGATGAATTCTATTTCCAAGCAAAGAATACTGCCAAGGCTTCAAAAATCGGATTCTCGCATTATATTAACCGAGACTTACATAAGCTTGGTGAGAGGAACGTTAGATTGTTCTTGATGGATGAAAGTATTTCTTTTGATGATGCTATGGCATTGTCTGAATCGGAGGCTTACAAAAAGTGTAAGGAGTATTATGAACGTTTAGTTAAGAAATAGCTTATGATTAAGAAAGAAGATATTAAGGTTGGTCTCAAATTTGTTGCTAGTTGTGACAAACTATTTTACGCAGATTTAAACTCAAAAGAGATACATGTTTTTACTGTTAAGGGATTTGAGATTCATGACAATGAGGTTTACATTTTAACCGATTGTTCCTATTCATTTACAATGAAGGCGTTGCTTGGTGCGTCTAGCCGATACGAAATGTTCTATCCAGATGAAGTTTCCGCAAACGAATCTGCAAACAGAAATGCAAACGAAAAGACCGATGTTGACCGCTTTAAGGAAATCACCGACAAGATGTGCGATATCTACAAGCAAAAGAATTCCGACTACGGAAGCAGTTTCAGCAAGCTGTTTAAGAAATGCGGAATGACCTATGCTTACGGACATCTTGCAGAAAAGATTGAACGCATCGATTCTATCAGTAATAATGACGCAAAAGTTCAAGGAGAGAGTATGATTGATAGTCTTTATGACTTGGCTAACTACTCTATCCTTACCATTATGGAAATCGAAAAACGTAAGGAACATGGAGCAGACTGATTACACTTGCAAGGATTGTTTCTTCTTCAAGAATGGGGGTTGCAATGACCCTAATGAGATTAGGTTTACTTCTGAGGAGAATCAATCTTGCATTAGTTTCGAGTATAAGGAAATAAAAGTTGAACTTTAAAATATTGTTATCATGGCGTTACCATTTGGAAAGACTATCAAGACAAGACACTTCACCGTGCTGAAGTTCAGCAAGAGCTTGTCTAAGAAAGAAGTTGCTTCCCTCAGAGAGGATATCCCTGCTGAGATCAAGAAGCATTTACAGAGAGGCTCGCTGCCTTTCATCAAGATTGCGAACATTGCCGGCACATGGGGAATCGAGTACTCTATCGGCACATCCATGTATGCTGCACTCGATGAATGTGTTCCTGTGGCTGTAGGAGACCATTATGAGTTCTCCAAGGATGATGGAAACATCATCGAGGCATTTGCCCAGCTTATGTATGCGGATACATCGTTGCCTGGCGATGCAGAATACACGGCAGGTAAGTTGAAGCTTCGTGACGAATACCTTGCCCGTGAGTCTGCGAGGATGAATGCTGCTGCCGACGAGGGTAAGACAGAAGAGCAGCTTCGAAAGGAGAGCGATGAGGCCGTACAGGAAGTCATCGACCGCGATAAGCACGCCGAGACTCTTCTTGAGATGGCAGAGCAGATTAAGAAGGAAGGAGGCAAGGATGAGTGATAAATTGCTTGAGGTCGTTCAAGACCATACTTCACTAGTACAGGCACTTCAGTTTATTTTGGAGGCCGCAGAGACGAAGAAACTGCCATCATACGGCGTTCTTCCTACGTTTAATGACGATATGCTTGAAGATCAGGTGCGAATTGCGCTTGAGCTCATCACTGGAGAGAAGTATCCCTGATTGAATTTATATTTTTATTCTACTTTATATATTAAAGCGAGGGGCAGTATCTGTGAAGACACTGCCCCTCTTATTAACCAAAAAATTTTTGAATTATGATTCGCAGAAAGAATCTGTGAACATTTATTCGCCTGCAAAGGTACTTGGTTTTGCTGAAATTCTAGTAAAACAAAGTTACTTTAACACGAATTTAACTATTTTCCACCCTTACAGAGTCCATTTTTAAACAACAAACAGTCATTCTTACCGGTTGGATAATTTATTGGGAGGTAAAAATGACAAGTCGTATCTTCCGTCTGAAGTTCATCCTGCTTAATTCTGGCATACTCAGCGATGAGGCGAGTTTGCTCTGTCCACTCCTTTGTGCCCTCTTTCATCCTTCGTCTGGCAATTACGAGGTCTGTGAGGATCTGCTCCTTGGAAGTAGCTTTTGCCAACTCTTCAGGAGAAAGCTCATCGGCGCTCTCGTTCTTCGCTTTTTTGCCCTGCACCTCTGCGATTCTCTTCTGGACGGACTCCTGGGCTTCGAGCTTGTTCATCTCTCCTTCAAGGAAAGACTTCTCCCAGTTGAATCCTTCTCCCTGAAAGGCGATTGCCCAACAATCCCTCATTGGCATACCTGAGCCACGGAGGCTTGCATAGATGTAATAGCGAGGGTCTTTCATCTTGAGAGCCTTCGCCTTCTTGTACGTATCGACGGATAACGTGTATCCTTTTGTTTCTTCAATCATAATCTTGATATTTAAAAGTTCAACGTTTGCTGCCTGCGGTGTTCTCTCCATACATTGATAGACTTGCCGTATATCCAATAGTCGAACACTTCTTCCGGCGACAATCCTTCGTCTATCATCCTTCCGCTAGCCTGGATATCCTTGATGGCCTTAATCCAACTATTATAGATATGCGGATAGCGTTTGCATTCGGCGAGTTTCTGCTTATAGTTGTGAATAGGGCAGCACAGGCAGCCAATCCTATAGTAGCCCTCGTCATACAGCTTACAATGCTTGATGCCGAGTGTATTCAAGAATAGCCATACATCATCATCTGTCCACTCTATGATTGGAGAGATGAGGAGCGATTCGTAGCCTCGGATACAGCCGATGGTACGCTCATCACTGGCATTGGTGATGTTAATCTCGTGGATGCCCCACCGGGTTGGACGGCCACGCTTCTGACCATTCCTTTTATCACGGAACTCATCAAGACCTTCAAGGGAGCCGCTGTACTTATGGTTGGTAATCTCAACCTCACTCCTACCCGAACGCTGTCTGCTTTCTGCGTGGCGAATGCCTATGAGAACCACGTTACCTGCGCCAATACCTTCTTTATAGACTCGACAGCACCATCGTATCAGTCTTGTCGGAAGCATGCCTTTCTTACGGGCCTGGTTATAGATACTGATTTTCGGCTTTATCATATCTACGTCCGGATAGTGCTTGCGGCAGAACTTGATTACTTCTGGTGGATCGACGGACGTAAGCCCCATGTGAGCCTTGAACTTCACGCCTGCAATCTTGGCAATGTGATAAAGACACTGACTATCCTTGCCTGAGCTGAACGATAGATAGAAGCCTTCGTTAGGCGAGTATGCCAGTGCAAGCTTCTCCGCCTTTCTCAGCAGCTCTACAGAGTGCTTTATCTTCTCCTGGAATTCTTTCTGGAACTTCGGAAGAATCTCTTCTAAAGTAAAATTTAATTCAGAATTTATCATACTACTTATTTTTTATAAACAAACTCGGCACGGCAGACACAATTTATGTGTTGGGGAATTACCATTGTTCCTATCTTGTGAATATATCCAATAAGGCTATCACAAGCCTCGCAAGGAAATGATGAACCTCTGTGAACGAAGTATCCAACTGCTCCACTTTCCTGCCCATACTCCTGCTCTGCCTGTCCCCACGCTAAAGCAATCACCTGAGAAGCGTTTCTTACGATATTCTGATAGGCATTCTTGTAGTATCCCTTTCCGTAAGAAGGAACATCGATGTTGATGTCCTTTCTCTTCGCTTTGGTGATTACAGATGTGTGATATGGGTCCTTGTAGCCTGTGCGGATGGAAGACAGGAGCTGCTGGTCAGAATATCCCATCAAGGTTCCCGCCTTAATCATCCTCACGATGTCTTCTGCAAAGTTTCCGAGATAGACGGCGTTTCTTTCGGATGTCGTCTTTCCGTAGATGTCGCTGACGAGAAATGATTCTATATTCTCGCTGTCAATCCCGAGAATCTTGCACGAAGCCTTGGAGTAAGCAGAGATGTAGCTATTGATACTCTCCTCAGCATCAGCGGTAACATTCTTGGCGTAAGAGAGCAGGGCTGACTCGTTTGTGAGCCTGCCCGCACCTCTGTATCGCTTACTTGCGGCAATTATTTTCTGTGTCGATTTCCAGAGAGTATCTGATATGTGGCTCTCGCAGTTTCGGATTGCCTGCAAGCGCTTCCTGCTGTAATCGACAGAACGTTTTAACTCATCCATAGGCTATTAATGCTTCTTGTTGAATTCGTCCCAATGTGACTCCCCTAACCTGTTTCCGTTTGAATCAGTGTTAAATTTATTTGGGCGCCCACGCTTCCTTCCGTTACCGGTATTGACTGAGGCTGAGTATCCGTTAATCTTAGCTGTAGCTTTCTGCTCCTCGATAGCATTCTCGGTCTCGTTATCCGCACGTTGCATATCCATAAGGAGGTCTTGCTGGTCTTCCTCCTTCTTCTCTCGCATGATACGCTCATATTCAGCGGTCTTAGGGAAGTCAGGGCAGCGTTCTGAAGCCGTCTGCTTAGAGAGGAATCCGTTCTGAACCGCAGTGGCAATATTTGTAATTTGTTCAGTTTTATTACTATGCACATACGGACTTATCCACGCGTTGATTGGAAGCCCAGACATTGTAGCGACGCAGTTTTCATCAGTACCGATACCGAACTGACAGATGCGGAGAATCTTATCCAGGAATGGCTGTAACTCCTGTGCATCGTTCATTGCAACCTCCAGTGCAGGAGAATAGAGAAGCTTGATGGCTACACCTGGGAGGTCACCGGACTTCAACTCAGGCGGCTTTACTGTGAATGACAGTTCGTAGATGAGGTCATACGACTTGTTGAGCTGTGTAGCGAAGGCATCAGAGGCATCCGTTCCATTCAAGAATTCAGCCTTGCCGTTAGTGTCCGTAATCATGATTGTCTTCGCAGAGCCTGTCATATCGTCGCCGGTTATAGAAATATCCTCACCATCGCCAGTGAGCGTAAGGATTGGGAAAGCGTATGCCTTGTTGTTCTCGCAGAGATAAGAAAATGCTTCCTCATAGTCCTCGATGTTCTTCTGAACCATAAACCAGCAAGGTCCGTTGTCGTTGCGAGCATAGGCTACCGGCACAAACTGGAAGCCGTGGTCCTTCTCTTCAATAAGGGTATAGTCGTCAATTCCGAAAATCCTAGCAATCTTCGTCACTACCTCTTTTACCTTTCCTAACTTGACGGCTTTCTTGAAGCGATAGAACTTCTGGTTATCCCAAGCCTCGACATATTCTGTCTTCTCATTTCCTTCATCGTCGTAGTCGTAATACTTTCTTGCAAAGCACAAGAGGTCGCCAGTGAGCGAATCGAATTGAGGGTACAGAATATCTCCACGATCATAAGAGAGTGTTCGTGTACAGAATTTCTTCTTCTCGTCGAAGAAACCGACGATTGCACATTCTGCAACCTTCAGGTATGCGCTTACCGCCTCAAAGAAACGAATCTCCATATCGCGCATAAGCCAGCCCCTCTTGAAGACATCGAGTGCCTTCTGGTTCTTCTCAACCTTCTTCTCGTCCTCGTAGTCATCACCATCTGCAAGCTCGAACTGAACGTCGTTACCTGTCAGGTGAAGCAAATGCTTCGTGTGTATGAGCTGCTGGAACGCAAAGGCTGTACGCTGAATCTTCTGGCAGTACCATCTTCCGTTCTCCGGGTTCTGCTTCCAGATGTCCGGGTATTCCTTCTCGTCCATAATCCTATGGGAAGATGGGTAGTACTCACGCAAGAAGTCTGCCTGCGTCTTGATACGGCGATACATAGTGTCTTCCGGCATTGATCCGTCATAAGAGTCAGGAACAACGTCGCTTACAATCGAGTGCTTCATGTACCCCGCAGGAGTAAGCTCGTAGAATGGCTTCCTTACGAGCAACTCCCTTACATTATTTACCTTGATAGCATCCATAATCCTTTTACCTTTTTATTTTTCTTTTTCGTTAAACTGAATATCATTATGTAGAACCAAGACTCAAAGAAGTCAGGCGAGTGCCCGACATACTTCTTGGCGATCTTCTTAGGTAATAGCTTGAATCCCCTATCATCGCTATTCTCGTCACGTCGGAGCATCTTACGCTCCTTCTGAAGAATCTGTCTGAGAGGGACCTTGTCAAATCCATTTCCTGAATACTTTCTTTCAAGCAGGGCCGAGTCGATGGAAATCTGCTTCTCTTTTATCATCTTATAGAATAACCATGCGCACTGAGACTTCAAATCCTTATATAGGTATTTGATTCCTTCTTCTTCCTGATGATTCCTCGCGATAGGTGCTGCCTGGTTGTTGAATGGGACGGCATCCTTGAAGAATCCCTTAAAGTACTGACCGATACCCTGCATATCGTAAGTGAAGTTACATTCCTCAACGCCCCACTCTCTCAGCTTGGCCTCAACTACAGAAACGAGCGTCTTAGGGTCCAGCCTCAGCACAACCAAGTCTTTGCAGTGCCATCCTTCCCAGAGCCACATCACGAAGTTATCACCGCCGGTGAAAGCAATATCGGCAGAAGCTCTGCGTTTTCCATCTCCTATCTGTTCTGCATTGTCGTAGATTTCATCAAGGTCTTCCATCTTGATCATGTCATCGCCGGCAGCTTTCCAGTTCCAGTTAGCCTCCAGGTCTCGCATACGCTGTTCCTCATCCTGCTGTGCAAGGTTGGCGATATATGACGCATCGGTGGAGATAAGCTTAATGTTCTCTGACACGTCTGCGCGGATAAACGTTGCCGACTTGATGAACATTTCGAGCTTTGTGTATCCAAGCTCCTCGTAGCTATCCTTCCAAAGACTATCGATGATACCCTTGCACTGCTCGTACACCTCTTCCCTTGTGTCACCCCAGTAGATTGAGTCCGGTGTATCTCCATCCATGAAGCAGTATCGAATAACTCCATCACGTTCCGGTATGATGTAGCCGTTCTCGTCAACCCACCAGTCAATGAACTTTCTCACCCAAGATTCCGGGTCAGGGTTACAGGTGATCCAGAAGCGGTTTCGGATATGCGCTGCATTTCGGTTGTTGGTCAAGAGATACTTGAACTTCTTGTATGGGCACTGAGTACCCTCATCGATGCAGACATAAGCATACTGTCGTCCCTGGAATCGTGTCTTGAAGTCCTGATAGGCTCCTGCGTAGTACGAGAATTTGAGCCATCCTCCGTTATTGAAGTTCCAGGTCATATCATTTTGAGACTTATTGTAAGTTCCAAATTGGGAGAAAAGTTTATAAGAGTCGGTTACAAGCGACTGCAAGTCATCTTTCTCGTTTCGCAGGATGGTCGCATGGAAGTCAGGGTTCTTGATATCCTTCAGAACTTCCATTAGGGAAGAGAAGGACTTGGAGTTGTGGGTGACGATAAAGTCCTCGACAACGAATAGTGAGTCTGGATTCTCAACGGCGATGCAACAGCAGTTTCGCTTGCCGACCGGTTTACAGCTGACAATCCTCCTCTTTAATTCCTTCTTTCTGTAATCGAATCTAACCTCCCATTTCTTGTTTGACTTCCTCTTTACGTAGCAAACAGAACCGAGACTATCAACCAGATACTTGAAATCGCATGCTTTCTTCCTTGTCTTGAAAGTCTTCTTCCAGTATTTTCCAGAAAACCTGCCTGATGTTTCGATGATATGCCTTAAAGATTCAGTTCTCTCAGCAACAGAGGCTAGACCAAACCTTTCATCAAGCTCAACAGGCTTTACGCAAGGGATAGCGATATGGTAACCTTCATTGATGTAACTTGCTATCTCACAGGCAAGATGCGGCATAAGCCTCCTGTCGCCATCGATAGACACATTCCATATATGGTCATCCGAGCATACTACACTTGATCCGTCTGATAGCTCAATTTCATAGCAATCTCTATCCGGATAATCAATTCGGCCTAATACCCTGTGCCCCTTACCGTCATGCCCTATTACGGTGTCACCATATTTAAGATTCTTAATTTTAAAGAACCCTCTAGTAGTCAACACTCTAGTGTCTTCATCCAGTGGGCCACCTCGCGAGCCGCCAACTATCTTTATGTCAGCGTCGATAGACAGCATACGTTCCTGACCGCCACGCTGAGCTATAATCTTCAGCTTGTCTGGATGCTTCTTGTCGGTATCTCTTAATGATTGGATATACTCTTGAGTATAAATAGGCTCTCCGTTATCCAATTTTAATCCTGAAAATACATCTTTCTGCATAAATATTCATTTTTAATACTGCAAATATACTATTTTTCTTGGATAATTGCATATTTATTCATATATTTGCAAAATAAAAGGTATATTTATACGTTTTCGAGGTGGAGGGACCACTTTCGGGATAACATTTTAAATCAACAAACAACATGACAAGAGAGGAACTCTTAGCATTAGTGAACAAGGAGGTTGATACCACCAAGTTCAAAGAACTTAGCCAAAAGACCATCGATGAGGAACTTGATGATGTTTTGGAAGATTTCGGTGATGACGAGGAAGCAAATTCCAAGTTGGTTACCAAGTTAGCAAACCGTCTGAAGCGTATCAACGGCAACTTGCACAAGAATATCTCTGACGAGGTAAAGAAGAGCAAGGAGGAAGCTGAACGCAAGAAGAAGGAAGAGGAAGAGGAGCGTAAGCGCAAGGAGGCTAACAAGGATGACGATCCTGACGACAAATACTCCAAGCTGCTTGAGAAACTCGAAGCTCTCGAAAAGGCTAACGTAGAAAGAGACAAGAAGGCTGCAAGGAAGGCAACCATCGAGTCAGTAAAGGCAGGTTTGAAGGATAAGTTCGACAAGGCAAACCTTGAAATGAAGAACTACTTCCTCAATGCTGCAATCGCAAAGCTGGAGATTCCGGACGAAGATGTCGACATCGACGACCTGGTTTCTAAGGCTGAGAAAATCTACACCGCGGAGTACAAGGAGGCTACCGGTGAAAACGGTATTCCTGCAAAGGGACAGCGATCATCTGGTGGCGGAAGCTCTACTGACGACGACAAGTTCATGGATGAGGTTGCCGAGCGTCGCAAGAAGAGATACGGCGGTGAAGACAAGAAGTAATTTCAGGATAACAATTTTAAAAAGGTAAAAAGATTATGGACAACACTTCTATTTCCTACATGGAACAGATGGGTACTCGTGGTATGCTGAACCACGGTGCGACCATCATTCAGACAGAAGGTAAGGTCGGCGGAACCCGATACGTGTTTGCCGGTCTTGAGGCACTCATCAAGAATGCCTTCGTTCACCCACCTATTGGTGGAAAGCTTGTCAATCCGTTCAAGGGTCAGGCTAAGATTTATGCCGGTGACTTGATCGAGCACGACCTTGGTTTTACAGCTGGCAACGAAGGTCCTGGTGCTACCATTAAGATTCTGAAGGCATACGGTGTAGCAAAGGCTACTACTGCGGCTACAGACACAGACATCTACATCGTTCGTAACGGCTTCGTTCACATTCCGTTCCCTGGCGATACCATCATGATCGGCCAGAAGGACTTTAAGACAAAAGCAAAGGGTGTGACTGTTTCTGCCGTTGAGGCTACGACTGACGACACCGCAGGTGATGTTTGGAAGGTTACTCTTTCTGCCGCTCTCGGCACATTGAAGGTAGGTGACGTATTGGTTGAGGCTGCAAGTGCAGGCGAATCCGTATTGCCTATGGTGACCAACCCTAACTGCTTTGCTCCGAGCGACAACGACTTCCCTTATTTCGATGCCGGCGGCGACAAGTACCACAAGCCTCGTACAAACATCAACTTCTGTATGTTGAATCCAGACTGCGTTATGTGGCTTGACCGTATGGGTCCTGTTCCTCCTGCTGTCAAGGCGATGAACAAGTCACTCTACCCAGAGTTCTGGCACATTTAACCTATTGTATAACGTAAAAAGATTGATTCAGGATTATGGCAAAAATTGATATTGGTGTCGAGCAGCTTGCGAAGTTCTTCACTGGTAAGGGTAACAATACTTACCTTCAGAAGTTCGTCAATCGTGACGGCGTATTGCGCTGTAACAACGGCTGGTATCTGACACAGGGTGACATTGATCCAAACCTCACCCCTACATCTAACAATGGCGACGCAACCTTCAAGGTTCGTCTTCGCACTTTGAACCCTGCAACCTTGATGAACCTCCGTGCTCCTCTCGGCGAGGGCTATCAGAACGACCACGAGGGTATTGAGTGGTATACCGCTTCAATCCCAGACTTCGCTGCTGACGGCTTCCGTGAGACTGCGACAGAGCGTTATCACAAGATGAAGCTTCTCCAGGATGAGTTCGGCAACGATGCAGACCTGGTTGATGCTTATCTCGACAAGGTTCAGGTATTGTATGACTCTCTTGACATGACCATGACCTACATGTCAGCACAGTTGAGTTCTAAGGGTGTTATCGACTACGACAAGATTGGTCGCGGTATCCAGGAGCCTCTGTATGACGCAAAGGTTCCAGCTGAGAACTTCAAGAAGGCAGGTAAGCTTGCTTGGAACGACGCGAACTGCGACTTGCTCGAACAGATGCGTAAGTTTGAGGAGGATTGGCGCAACAGTCATATTGAGTACCGCAGTATACCTCTCGTATGGCAGATGACCAAGAACGACTACAACAACGTATTCTTGAAGAACAAGCAGATTGCCGAGCTGTACAAGAGCTGGGCGAACGCTAACTTTGTGGCAGTATTGCAGAACTACGGTCCGAACAACGCAATGTTCCTGAAGTCTGTTGTTGACCTCAATGGCCTTTCTCCTATCGAGATTGTCGATGAGGTTGAGCACAACAAGCGCTTCGACGGAACTGTTACCGAGATTCGTGGTTGGGCAGACGGAACAGTCGTTCTTCGCCCTGCTGGTAAGCCATTGCGTTTTATGCGCAAGGAGATTCTCGACAAGCGAATCTTCGATACTCTCGGCAATAAGCTCGTGGATGTAGCTTGGGCACAGACAAACAACGGTCTCGGTCTGCTCCGTAACATGGTTACCGCAAACGGTATGTTCCAGGAGTTCAAGACAGACTTGTTCCTCGCTTCTGTTCCTGCTATGCTCGATGCTCCTTACCGTTGGATTATCGACATCACCCAGAAGGGTTAATTCTTTAACGTAACTAGATTGTATGACTATGGATTCGGAGATGAACATTTACACTGTGAACGACTACCTTATTAATAAGGTGAAGTTCGAGATGCCGATGAAGGCTCTGTTGGGCATCATGCACGACAGGGAGCTTGAAAATGGCATCGACCTCGAAGCCTGCGACAAGGACAAGGTGAGACTTGCCTATGCCGACATGCTGAAATGGTTTGTTCTTGGTCCGAGCAAGGTGAACAACACCTCCGATTCCGATAACGGATGGACTCATTCGGGAGGTGGCTATGACATGTCGGACAACGACAGGAGCGAGATGAAGGCAGAGGCTAATGCTATCTATGCGGAGCTGGAGCCTGGTTCGATGCTCAAGAAGAAGTCCACCTTCCGGGTGACCTCCCACGGAGTAAAGAGGGCGAATTATTCTCCTTGGGGAGAACCTCTCCCTCACATCATCAAATAAGGCGTATGGAAAAGGAAAACATCAGAAACCCAAGATACCCTCACATCATCAAGATCGTGAGGAAGGTCGTCGGAAAGGCCGACCCTGATGACCCGTTCGCCGATGATGATGCTCCAGTAGGTGAGGACAAGGAAATCATTCTCTACTATGGCGAAGGCCGCAGCTACACCGATACCACTACAGAGGGAGACAAGAACGTCGACCAGAACAAGAGGAAGGCATCGATTCCGGTCAGATATGACGAATGGGATGCTGGCAGATGTCCTCTTGACGGCGACACCATCTACTCCACTGTCGGCAACAATACCGAGGTAGGTATGGTCAAGGACTGCGAGCCGGATAACAACAGAACCGTCGTGTATTGGAACTTAACAAGGGTTTAGATTATGGCGAAATACTTTAGAGGAAAGCGTCTGTCTCTCGGAGCGCAGTTCGAGCATCAGATTAAGCCAAGGGTCGAAAAACTGGCATACGACAAGATGCTTGCGATTATGCAGGAACTTGCTCACAGAACCGTCAACTATTTCAAAGAGAACAGGACGTTCTACAATATCACCGGTAACGCATATACTTCGTTCTATGCAGAAGTGTATTACAAAGGTAAGCTCATTTACTTGGTGCGCGCTTCAAAGGGAGAAAAGGCACCAACGAGAGTTACGCTGGCGGAGGGAGAAAAATATAATCTCCCGTTCTACTACGACGGAGGCGAGAACAAGGGCTACACCGGTTCAGTCGGTGGCGGCCACCAGTGGGGTCCAAACCTTATCTACGGTCGTATCGGAAGGGTGAAATCTACCGGGAAAGACTGGGCACTCGTTGCGATATGTCCTGTTGAATATGCAGTATTCGATAAGGAAAACAGAATCTTTGAGACTGTTTACAATACATACGAATCTCTTCCTGACATGTTCGATGCCTGCGTAGTGTACGCCAATAGTTCAACCTTTAACAAACTGTAAGCTATGGTAGATATCAAGCAGATATATTTCGACTTAGGGAACGCCGTAAAGGGTATATGCGACAAGGTATACCCCAGAAATCGTCCTAAGGCTGTAGATACCAAAATAGGTAGCTACATCGTCGTAAGTGCTCCGTACACAATCAGGAATAACGAGATGAACTACGATGGCTCCTACAACGACTATACTACCACTATCCAGATAGAGGTGTATGTAAGAGATAAGGCCTCCTCGGCGAATCCGAATGGATTCAGCCCGGCTGAAATGAGCGAGAAGGTCAAGGCGGTCCTCGAAAGATTTCCGATTTCTACAGACAATATCATCGTTACCAGGCCAAACATCGCTATTCAGTCTGACGACGGCGCTGGTTTTTCCGTGACGATCATACAGGGAAGGTTACGTACTAAATAAGATTCAGGTATAACAATTTAAAATATTTTAGATTATGGCTATGACAACTATTGACAAGATGAAGGACATTTTCAATGGTCCTAAGACTCTGCTCTACTCAAAGGCTATTACCGATTTGAGCAAGGCTACAGTTGACATCACCCCAGAGGTCGAGCTTCCGGTTACCGTTGACTCGCTGAAGGCGACTATGGATGACCCAACCATCAACCACTACAAGGTTATCGGTCTTGCTGGTGACTGGGCAACTACCGCAGAGCTCGGCGACTTCAATGTAGAGTTCGTTGTTCCTTCAAAGGCAAAGGACTTGCTGACAATTATGTTCGGCGAGGATGCTATCACAGAGCTGACCAAGGTTACTCTGAAGGGTACAGGTGACGCTACCCTCGACGCTACTACCGGCTTTACAGGTATCGCTGTAGAGCCTAAGAAGTTCAAGATCAAGGGCACTATCGTTATCGTTGACGACGAGAAGGAGAACATCATGGTTATCACCAACATCGCTCTCTACGCTACATTGCAGTGGGATAACTCCGGTACTGAGCCAGTTGCATTCAAGTTCTCTGGTTCTATTGAGGGTGCAGGTAAGCGCAGTATCGCTTGGCTTACTAAGGGCACAACAACTGGCGACGTGTAAGGCTTCTTTAGGTAATTAGATTCAGGATAACAAACCGTTGGGCGGCAGGCTAATCAACAGCCGTGCCGCCCTTCTTCATTTTATAGCATACAATCATGGCAGAAGAAAAGAAAATTGAGCAGCCTTCGGTGGACTTACAGGAGTTACTCGACAGCGTACTGCACGACGAGCCTACTGAGTTCGTGTTCCGTGGAAAGAAGCGCAAGCTCGGCTGGCTTCGCAAGGGAACCATGAGCAAGTGTTCCCACATCAGGGCTAAGGAGAAGAACGAATGGAAGCGCAACGTCAAGATTTGTGTCTGCATTCTCCTCAACAACATCTGGAAGATTCGATTTCTGTATTGGATCTACTGGCGCTGGCTCTACTACATCAAGGATGTGGATATAGCCGATGTACTGAGAGTTCTCGATGTTTCTAAAAAAAAAATTCCATCGAACGCATTCTCACTGGCTACCATATTAGCGACCGGGATGACGGACGTGATGATGACGATGACGAGGAGCGAAGCAAAAGCTATCCAAGCAGAACAAGCTGGGGAGCAGCCTTCTCACTAGCGGAGAAGTTCGGCTTTCTCTTTCAGCGTAAGTACTTCATCGCGGCCTACGACTACTGGTGGGGCTATTCATCAGCACAGATTGACCTCATGGTTGCAGACCAGCCTCTTGTCGTCTATCCAAAGACCAAGAAGGAAGGCGGTCCGAAGAAGCATACCAAGAAGGAGATGGATGACCTCTACGACAGATGGATGGAAAAGAAAAAGAATGAGGGAAGCCTCGTCGGCAAGAAAATAAGCCTTGCTGATTACTTAAACAATAAACTCTAATTTAAAAATATTCAGGATATGGCAGGTGGAAATTTAGGTGACTTGTGGTTCCAACTTGGTGTCAAGGATAATACCTCCAAGGAGTTGCAGAAAATCATTGACAAGCTTAAGACTGGTGATGATACTGCGAACGCGCTTCTTCGTGCCCTCCAGGGATTCGGAACAAAAAAGTCTGGATTTAAGGAGCAAGCAGAAAAAGCCAAAGAGTTTGCAGATGTTCTCAATGAGATAAACAGAAGGATTACCAAACTAAAGAAAAACGATAAAGGCGATGATGCTAAAGATTTGCAGTTGGCGGTAAAAAACGCTCTCTCCTATCTCGATATGCTTCAAAGAATAAATATAGAGCGCAGTAAGATTTCAGAGCTGCGCTCACTGAATCCTAATGTTGATACCTCGAAACTTAGGGAAGCCGAGCTGATGCTTGAGAATATCAATAATCAGCTTTTCAGATTGCAGAATAAAGCACAAGGCGGCGGAGGTGGCGGCGTAGATAGCGCAAAGGTTTTGCAGGATTATGCCAAGGTTCTTCAAATGACATTCCGTGATGTAAAGCAGATTACTGATCAGTTTAAAAAGGAGAACCCTCTTTCTGCCTTTTCCGGTGGAGCAGCAAAGGTTGAGGCAGATATTGCACGCGTGACAGAGAAACTTGCTAAGATGCGAGATTTGATGTCGGAAGGAACACAGAAGGGGTACAGCACGTCTATGCTAACTGGAAGTATTTCCGAGCTAGACAATATCCTTACCCGTCTAAATGCTGCAAAACTTAACCCTACGATGCTGACCGACGCAGCTCAGATGCGAAACCTCATTTCTGACGTTCTCGTTGAGATGACAAAAGCAACCGCAGCAACCCAGGCTTATGGCCGAGAGAAGGGGAAAGTTATTGCACTCGAAAGGGAGCATGAGAAAGCCATCAGCAAACTCAACGCAATCCAAACGGGCGAGAACCAGAAGAAGAGGACTCTTACGGATATAGAAATCCTATTAAAGGACATAAATGCGCTCTCCAATAAAAGTATAGGCTTAGGACAGGATATCTCTAAGCTAGAGGCTGTACGCTCTGAGATAGAGAGAATCAAAGAGGACATTCGTAGCATCTCCGGAAAAGGACTGACTGGGCAGGAGTTTAAAAACGCTTTGGCAAATTTGTCTGAGTACAAGACTCGTGCGCACGACATAATGAAAGACCAAAGAGACATGAATAGTGCCGCTATCGGGCAGCAGAATTTCCGCAAGCAGATAGAAAGTACTATTCAAAATCTCAATAGCCAGAGAGCTGCTTTTGAGAAAAACAGCTCTGTAGTTGCTAAATTCCGCAGTGATATTGATGCGCTGAATAAGTTTAACGAAACTGTTCTGTATAGCAAAGGGCTTGGTGGAGACAGGATTCTTTCCGACAAAATTGCGTCTGAAACTAAAAAGTTGGAGGAATACAAGCAGACTTTAGATGGTCTTAACAAGGAGCTTGAAAAAAATCTTGCCATTCAAAAAGAGACTCAATCGAAATTACATTCCATTTCTCCTGGCGTTGACGGGAAGAATATGAATGGCAAGGCTCTAACAGGTCCGTTACTCGAAGAGTATAATAAGTTGCTGTCGAAATTAGAGAGCGGAAAAGGCATTATTGAAACGTATAGAAATTGGTCGATTGATTCTCAGAAAGACCAAATTAGTGCGCAAGAGGCATATGTAAATCGCCTTAAAGAACTTCAAAAAGAAGCGTCTAAGCTTGATTCTGCAAATACGTCTGATTTGAAGGACAAACTCATCCAAAAGAACAAGGAGTTATTGCAGTCGGAGAAAGAGTATTCCAAGCAGCTTAAGGATAACGAGAAGCAGAGGCAGAAAGAGATTGATGCCTCTCTGAATAGAATACAAGCCTTAAAATACGCTCTGCAAAATCTGTGGGGAAAGAGGCAAGAGGCTAAGTCTCTTAATATTGACACGACGAAAGTTGATGCCAAGATACAGGAGACGATAGGTAAGATTAGATTCTTGGAAGAAAATCTTGCCAAACTTCGCGGCGACAAGTATACTGAATCCCTTGGGAAAATAGGCGGTATTGGTTCTGGGCGTGAAGTTCAGTCGATAAGCCACCTTGCTTCAGAGCAAGCGAAGGTAAACCGCGAGGTTCAGAGAGGTGTTGAGATTGAACGAAAGCGTCAGCAGGCAATAGTTGACTCAGGAGCTAAGATCCAGTCTCAGCTGGTCCGCGGCTTCGAGAAGGCTAATAGCCATGCGGGAAAACTGAATTCAACCGTGCAGGATTTGAAGTCACTTTTCTTGCAGGGAGGTCTTGTGTTCGGCGCACAGCAGTTCGCGATGAGCATCATCACTACTGGTGGTGAGATGGAGAAGCAACATATTGCACTCCAGTCCATCCTTGGTGATATGCAGAATGCGAACACAATGTTTAACCAGATTAAGGAACTCGCTCTTAATTCGCCATTTACGTTCTCTGAATTGAACCGAGACGTTAAGCAGTTGGCTGCGTATGGCGTAGAATACGACCAGCTTTATGATACCACCAAGAGACTTGCAGATATGTCTTCTGGTCTAGGTGTCGGCTTCGATCGTATTGCGTTGGCGTTCGGTCAGGTTCAGGCTCGTGGTTGGCTCGATGGTAAGGAGCTTCGTCAGATTGCCTATGCAGGTATTCCTCTGCTCGATAAGCTTTCTCAGTTCTACTCTAAGCAGGAGGGTCGAAATGTCTCTACATCAGAGATTAAGACTAGAATCTCAAACCGAGAAGTAAGCTTTGACGACGTAAAATCCATCTTCTGGCAGATGACAGATGCCGGCGGTCAATTCTACAACATGCAGCAGGTGCTGAGCGAAACTTTGCTCGGCCGTTACAATAAACTTAAGGACGCCTGGGAAATCATGCTCGCAGATTTTGCAGACGGTAAAAGTGTTATTGGTGGTACGTTTAAGTTCATTCTAGACCAGGTAACGAACCTCGTGCAGCTTATGCATACATTTAGCCCAGTTGTTATTGGCGCTATGTCGGGGTTCGCCATGAAAAAGATGGGAACTCTTCTGGCTGGCAGTGCTGCATCAAACTTCCTTACCAATAAGGAGAAGATTGCGCAGGACATAAAGGCTAGAGCTTTGAGCGGCCAGCAGCTTTCAGCAGTAGAGCAAAGAATCCTTGCTACCAAAAAGCAGATAACAAAAGAGGATTTGCAGACTCTCATCGCGGCAAAGGCTATAACGAAGACGGAGCTGCAAAGATTATATCTGTCTGGCAAAATTAGCAAAGAGATGTATAAGCAGGCTATGGCGCAGGCTGGAATGAATACATTCTGGACTAACTTTGCTAATAAGGGTGGTGTAGCAATATCTCTTCTCGGTAAGGGTCTTGGGTCAATGGTATCTTCATTGTGGGCAATGATTGGCGGTCTTCCGGGTTTGATTCTTACAGCGGTAACAATGGGCGTTGGCTATGCGGTAAGCAAATACCAGGAATTGAGCCGTGCTATCGAGCAGTCTCAGAGTGAACTTGCTGACAGGCTGAAGCAAATCCGTGATTTCAGAATGGATAATTCGAGCGGAATGGCGAAGGCTCTTGCTGACGGGGATGCAAAGGAGATAGATAACCTTATCGATTCTTACAAGGAAAAGCTGAAAGAGCTTGCTCCGTACAATTTCAATAACCTTGTGATGAAGGCTGACGAGAAAAAGAGTCATGAGGAGAAACTGAAATATCTTGATCAAGAATTACAGAAACTACAGGAGGCAGAGAAGCTCTCAAAATCAAAGCTGAATTCAAGGAGCAATTATGGGGACCTGAAAGATGCTATTGACTATGCTAATCAGTTCTACGACAACAAGGATAAGCTTACCTACAAGTACATATCCGATGGTGTCGATAAGAATATTGCTAGACAAAAGGCGTTTTCTGTCGATAAATACGCAGAATTCAATGCAAATCAGATAAAAGACCAGATACAAAATATATTTGGTGATATCAGCAAGAATGATACTCTGAGGCTTGCTGCCGAACAGGCAATGGATAGCGTTTTCTCTACACTTGGCGTGCCGGAGGATAGAGCTAACGAGATTCGTGCTTCTGTATTGCAGGCATTTGGTATTGGCGGCAAGGATAGTTGGCTCCAGGGAGAGGTTCGTACTAAGATGCAGGCTCTCATTGATGATACTTTTCCGGAGATTGGTGCTAAGATTAGAGCAAGCATACCTTTAACGAAGGCCGAACAGGATAAGGTTAAGGAATTGATGAACGATGCTAAGCAGGGACTTGTTCGTCAATATCCGGAACTGGAAAGGACGTTGCAGGGAATGCTCGCTAACTCAAACTTCCAGGCAGTAATCAAGTTGGTATTCGCTACAGACGATAAGTTCAACAACATGACAAGCGAGCTTATCGGAAGAATCCCTAATAGCCTCAACGGTTTGGCAACAAAAGATGTGGCTGCTAAATACAGAAGCTTTGCAAAAAAATGGGGAAAGGATGATAGCTGGTATGGTGGCAGGAACGCCGCAAAATCAGACATTGACGCAGCGTACAACGAGTATCAGAGTGCTGTCAAATCTAAGTCGAAAGACGTTAATAGCAAGCGTGATGCATGGATTCTTGTGAGAGACGCAGCAAAGACTCTCTTGTACTACGACTACACAGGTGAGGGTAAGAAGTCGAACAAGCCAGGCAAGAAGAATAAGGGCGGTCATCAAGAAGACGCAGAACTTAAGCGCTTGCAAGAACGTCTCAGCAGCCTAAAGTCTGCAAGGCAGATGTATCAGAAATACAAGAGCATCATGCCGGACGAAGAGGCTAAGAAGAAGACTTACAATCTCTTCCCTGAGGTTACCGGTCTTGACCTTGACGACTATCAGAAGGCAGTTCATTCTCTCCTTGAAGGATTCAGTATAAACACCACCGAGAGAAAGAAGTTCCAGACTTCCATCTATCGTGAGGTTGCAGAGTGGCTCTTCGACGAGAAGGATAAGAAGGAGTACGAGAGAAAGGCGGCTGATTTCAGCGAGTCTATGAACAAACTGTCTGAGCGATGGGATTTGTATAAGAGCCTCCTTGAAAAGACTGGCAGTAAGTTCTTCGCAGAATCTGCCTGGGTTGACGCATTCCAGATGGACGACAAGGTTCAGTCTCTTATGGACGAGTATTACGCTCACTACCATGAAGTATTTAACCTTCAGAACTCTCTCGGAATGACGGATGGTGAAGCTAAAGCAAAGCTTAAGCTCCCAAATCAGTACGAAGAGTGGAAGAAGATTACAGAACTCCTCCGTGGTAATTATGTCAAGTCGTTAAAGGATGCCGCCGATATTATCGAGAAGACAGAAGATTACGAGGACAAGATTCTTAAGATTCGACAGGATTACGATAAACTTATCAGCAAGACGAATGATCCTGGTATCAAGGCAAGGTACGAGATACAGAGAGACAAGGAGATTGGTCAGGTTAAGCTTGACAAGTTTAAGAACTCTTCTGATTATCTCAACTTCTACGGAGCCATCGTATCTCTCGGTATGGACAAGGCTCAGACTATCGGAGCAAGAATTAGGCAGAATATCAATGAGGCTCTGCAAAACGGAGCTATCGATGCGAGAGAGTACGCCAAGGAAATCAAGCAGCTTGATGAGCAGTTGTCGAAGCTGACGAGTCCAAAGAAGACTTTCCTCAATGGAGGTCTAAAGGGAATGGCTGAGCAGAAGATTTCTGATGCCAGCGAGCAGATGACCCTCGCAGCAAGTAAAATTGCTGAAGGCAAGAAGGTTCGCGAACTTGGCCTCAAAATGGGAGACGAAAACTTCATCAAGCGTGGTGACAGTATGATTGCCAGTGGAAAGGCTATGATGAAGGCTGCTGAGATTCTGTTTAAGGATGGAACAAAGGCGAAAGAATCTCTTGATAAGTTTGCTAACGTAGTAAGCATTATCGACCAGAATGTACAGGGAATGTTCGAAGCGTTCAATGACATCAAGGAGACAGCTTCTCTTCTCGGCGTTGATACCGAGTCTGACGGATGGCAGGACGCTTCTGCGTTCTTCGAGACATTCTCTGGCATGTCAAGTTCACTGTCAAAGGTGGTAACAAGCGCGGAGTCCGGCAACGTTGGTGGAATCCTTGCCGGTGTCACCGGCATATTTACCTCACCTATCAAGGCGTTTGCGAAGGCTCATGATGCTAAGCTCGACAGACAGATAAAGCTCGCAGAGAGACAGCTGAATGAATTGAAGAACCTATCTAGCAATATCAGTTCCGTTATTGAAAAGACTCTCGGTGGAATCTATTCTTACGAGAGGTCTTCCGATACGACTAAAAAGCTCAACGATGTCAAGAATGACTATAAGGCTTGGGAGGCTTTTTCTAAGACTGATACAGGTAAGGGATTCTTCGGCGGCAAGAACTTGAGTCACTACAGCAAGGAGACCTATGATGCTGTGATGAAGACGGAGACGAATCCTTCCGCATACGCAGATCAGCTCGCCCTACTCCACGCTCAGGAAGACGAGTTGAGAAAGCAGAGACAAGCTGAGGAGGATAAGAAAAAGACGGACAAGGATAAGATTGCCGACTACGATCAGCAAATCAAGGAGATGCAGTTGCAGATTAAGACGTTCGCTCAGGACTTCCTGAAAGACGTTTACTCTATCGATATGAAGAGCTGGGGAAATCAGCTGACTGATACTGTTGTGAGCGCATGGACTAAGGGGGAAGATGCAGTTGAGGCTTACAAGAATAAGGTCAAGGAAATGGTTCGCGAAGTTACGAAGAATATTGTATCTCAGAAAATCATGGAGAAAGCACTTGAAAAACCTCTCGAATGGCTTACGGGAATCCTTGATGAAAAGGGTAAACTTGATGAGACTGACATGAATGATTTCGCAGACAAGCTCTACCAAGTTGGCGAAAATGTAGTTCCTCAGTTAACCGGTATCTTCGATGCTCTAAAGGAAAAGGGACTTGATTTGAGAGAAAACGGAAGTTCCTCTATGACCAATTCGACTAAGGGCATTAATGAGGAAGAAATCGACCTTCTCGCATCCTATCTTAACGCGGTTAGACTTGATGTCTCTGTAATTAGGGAAATGCAGGGTAAATTCCTTCCAGAGATGAGCGAGATTGCAAAGTCTCAGTTGACTCAGCTTAACCTTATTGCTCGGAATACCTTGCGCAATGCAGATGCAGCAGAGAGAATCGAGAAAATTTTCATTGAGTATAACGATAACTTCAACAGAGTTATCAATGGTACGAAATCTTTAAAAATGAAATAATTATGTTTGAAAAAAGAAATTTATCAGACAGAATGAAGAACGAGGCGGTTTCACTGGGTCTTTGCGCTCAGTGGACCGCCGAGTGGCACGACAACTCATCCAAGCATGAGATGGTCGAGAAGTTTGTTAAGGGTATTGACTTCTGTATCGGAAAGAACTGGCCTTCAACCAAGGATATGAAGAAGTACTTTGGTGATGTCATTCATGATCATGGTGTGTATGTTGACGAGAACGTTGACCTCCAAAACCCAAAGATTGTCATCCTCAATGGAGAGTGTGTAGCAAACATCAACTATGACTGGATGGACAGTGGAGAGATATACGTAAGACACAGCTCTTCACTTTACCTGAAGGTCAAGGGGTTCTCCAGGGTGTTTGTCAATCTGTTAGATGGCGCAGAGCTTCATGTTGAATGCGAAGATACCGCAAAGTGCTTCGTCTACCAATACGGAGGAACAGTCGTGAAAGCTACCGGACCAGTCAATATCAGGGATAGACACGACTTTAAGTTCAATTAACGCATATTTATGCGTATATTACTTGCATATTTATGTATTATTTTGTATATTTGCAATTATAAATAGTTGATTTAGGTATGAAAGATTATTTCAGGATATACATGCAGAAGGAAGGCGATGGGAACGAGGTGAAGGACTCCATCGCCGACTTCGGAATGTACGTTAGCGAGAGTCCGTTCAAGCCTTGCGATTCAGTCAAGGAACCTGTGAAAAGGGAATGGCACGACGAGCATGGAGACGATGAGTATATTGGCAAGAATGGTCTCTATATGGCGGCATACGAGAACAAGGTCAAGTTCCTGTTCAAGGGTGATGCCTTCGGCGCAAACGAGAAGTGTAAGGCTTTCATTGACTATCTCCGTAAGTCTGGTATGATGAAAATGTACTGCGACTTCAATAAGATTGGAAGGCAGCATGTGAGACTGAAGAGCATTGATCCGGACCTGTACAGATATCCGGGCAACGAGGACTTGCTAGTCCTCTCTATTACTTTCAAGATTAACGACCCTGTTACTGACATCAAGCCAATTATGGATGCGCAGGGCAGGATTTCAAATTTAGGATAACACAGACACATGAGTACTTGGAATATTTATCATAAGGATGGCTCGAAGCTGACAGACGTTAACGGAGAGCAGATAACCGTTCATGGATTGGAATACTCCGATTCTTGGATGGGTGAGTGCTTCGTGACTATCAATTTCAAGCATGAAGTGCCTATCAACTTTCAGATAGGTGACTATCTTTTCTATCGTGGCGAGCGGTTTGAGCTCAACTACGAGCCGGGCAAGGATAAGCAGGCCAGACCCGACACATACGGAGAGGGCTTCGTATATGACAGCGTGAAGTTCAACGCATTGCAGGATGAGCTTGCTAGAGCTGAATTCCTCGATGTGGTATTGAACGACAACGAACTCCACTACACTTCCCTACCGAAATTCCCATTCTTCGTACAGACTTTGGACGATTTGCTCGACAGGATCCAGGCGAACCTCGACGAGCAGATTGGTGCGGGTCTTTGGAAGATTTACTCCCGAAACAAGGAACGATCCGTGCAGCGTGGAGCCCTCGAAAGTGAGTGGTTGTCGGTTTATGGAGAGAAAACCGACGATAACGTCATCGAATCAATGTCCATCACCGTCGACTCGAAGAAATGTTGGGATGCTCTTGCACTCGTGAACGAGAAGTGGGATGTGAACTTCATAGTCAGAGGAAGAAACATCTATGTCGGTACTACCGGAATAGAAGCCGGCCACATCTTCTCATATGGTCTCGGCAAGGGACTCTACGAGATTGTGCAGAACGCAGATTCTGATCAGAGTGTCATTACGAGACTGAGAGCTTATGGTTCGGAGAAGAATCTCCCTTCTCATTACTATGCGGACCTCGGTGTCAAGTACGTGGCGAATATCACGAAAGTGGTTACAGCTAGCACGAATGTTGAACTTGAACTGGACCTCGATTATATAGAGACATATTTCAAGAATAAGAGAAAATACGTCGTTTCCGGTGAATCTCAGGAGCAGTCTAACGGATGGGTCCTTCAGGTAACGTTCGATTTTCAGACTACAATTACCGGTTATGTAACACAGTCTGGCAGCTCTGGCAAATGCAGGTTCTACTCCGAGTTAAAGGGAGGACAGGTAGATAGCGGAGACGAGGAATCAAAGGAGAAACTCGACGCATTCATTTCGCAGGTTAAGGCAGGGAACACCAAGATGTACATTACGTCCGGTCTCAATAAGAAGGCCGTTCCTTCATCAATGAAGGAGTACGCAAAGAATCTTCCGAATAATATGTCCATCAACAGGCTTATGCTGCCTGGATTCCCTCACGTATCGCTGAGTGATTTCTACGACTCGCTTACTGAACAGGAAAAGAAGTATGTGAATCCAACCGGGAAACTGCATAGATTCTCTACTGATCCATATAGACCATACATCGATTCTCTCAATATAGAGGAGATTGGGCTCCGTTCGGCATCTCAGTTCTTTGATACTGATGATAAGACGAATGGAGTTATTGAAATCTACCCTACTATCGAGGAAATGGAAATCGGTGGCGTGCGTGTGGATGAGATTGATGAGGGTGTTGCTCCTAATGACGACGGAAGGTTTGGTGACAACGAAACAGTAAAGAATGTTGATATATACCTCAATAAGGCTATCGACTTCGATATCAACGACCTTAAGGATGATGACTTCTCTATCTCTATGAAGGATGGTATGTGCGGCGGACGAACATTCAAAGTGGCATCCTCAACCAAGGTTGATGGTAGATGGAGACTTACTATTGAGAGGAGCAAGGATGATGCTCTTGAGCTGTGGTTCCCATACAAGGACTACCCGATCAAGAATGGCGACCATTTCGTTCTTACCGGAATCACTCTTCCTGATTCGTATGTGAATGCCGCATCATTGAAGCTCCTTAAGTATGCTATTGCTCTCCTTGATAAGAATGACTACACAAGATATGTCTATCAGCCTAAGGTTGATGAGCTTTTCATGGTAAGACAGCACGATCTGGCGCAGGCAGACGAAACCGGAACTATCAAGAGTCTGCACGATACACTGAAGGCCGGCGACCTGATGAACTTCAATGATACAGACCTCAATATCGAAGGAATCATCTCTATCGACCAGCTCACGATCAAGGAAGAAGATGGCAAGATTCCGACATACGACATAACACTTCGCGAGGACAAGGAGGTTGGAACCATTCAGAAGATTCAGCAGCAGATTTCATCACTCCAAAGCGGAAATGGAGGAACTGGAGCAGGATTGACAACTACACAGGTTAAGAATCAGGTCGCAACAGAGGGAAGCAAGCACTTCATCTCAAAGATAAACGATGACACCGCCAAGGGTACTATCACTTGGGAGAAGATTCAGAAGTTCCTTGGTGGTTTACAATCTGGAGAATTTGAGAGCGGTTTATATGGTCATGGTGCGCAGGTAGATAAGCGGGGAGACGCTGAGTTTAACAGTATCTTCGCCCGTGAGTTCATCAGAGCACCGAAGTTCGTCTTTAACGAGATTGAAGTAACAAAGGCGGAACACTGGAATACTAATGGTTATGGTACAATCAAGACTGTTGATACACAGAAACATATTATCAGCCTGAAATTGGAGGAAAATGACTATGGTAGTCTGATGGTTGGTGATATATGCCGTGGTATCTATGCCGATCTTGGGGATACCTATAAGTCGTCTCAGAACAACGATGGTACGCTTGATGAGAATAACTTCATTGTCCGCAAGGGTTTCTTTACCTCTTACTTCTATGTGAAGAAAGTTGTCACAGCTCAGAAGGGTGAGTTTATCTTTGAATATGGAAAGAAGAGTGATGCTTACCCAGACCCATGCCCATTTATGGACTTTGCCCAGTATGGTAACTTCAACAACACGCAGAGGCAGAGTTCCATGTACTTCTCTTCTAGGGGAAGAAGCTATATTGAGGTGCTCGAAGGTGTAAATTCGTGGGAGATACAGGCAGAGCACCGTGTATGCCGATACGGAGATTTGACGGGCTTGTTTATCCGCAAGGATGATGGAACTATGACGAATCTGAAGGGCAATGGTCTCTTCGCTCAGAACCACGTATATCTTGGCGGTGCGGTCATTACACTTAGCAATATCTCCGACCTTGACGACCTTGTGCTGAAGCTTTCAACCTACGATGTCACGCTGTCAGCCTACTCTTCCGTGATTACCGTGGATGATATGGGTAACGTGATTGATGGTTTATGGACGCAGGACAGTGAGGGCGGCAACAAGCAGTATCGCATCTCAACTGCCGTGTTCGTTTCGCAGGCGGGTAAGCCGCTTCTGTTGGAGGACGAAAGCTCTAAGTATTGTACGGAAGGACATTATCGTGTCTATGCTACCGGAGATGGATGTGACGTATCTGTGGCTAACGGCACGGTGTTCGTAACGGGTATTGATAATATCAAGGATGGTGTGGCTGGCTCTGGCGATGACAGCAGCTTCGATTACGATACTATGCGCAAGATGACAGACTGCAAGGTTACGATTGTCGTTGAACTCGAAGGTAAGGGAACTAGAACACTAGACTTCCCTATCCGCATACATCACGACTCGCTTCCGTTTATGGTTTGCGACCTTACAAACGAGCACGCAGCCGTGAGCTGGCACACGAAGCACACACACTATGCTGGTCTTCCGTTGCAGACTGAGGTCAACATGATGTACAAGAATACTCCTTATAGTATAAGTGAATTGTCTGTATCACTGCCATCTTCGGTAAGCAAATATCTGAAAGCTACCGTGACTGACAAAGCCAAGGCGAAGGTGGTGACGATTGATAAGGTTTCTGATTTCGCCTCCGATGTACTGCCTACCAGCTTTGATATCACGATTACTGCCGTAGCTATCTATGCCGGAGCAAGGTACGAATACACAAAAGTGCTGACTATATCAAAGACTTCTGACTATGTGGTATATGAGCTTGTCCCTAGCGTAAATTCCGTAACCGTGGATTCAGCAGATAGGGTATCGCCTGGCAGTGTAAGCTGCGATGTGTGGGCAACCTCATCCGACGACAAGAGATACAAGGTGACTTTGCTTCCTTCAGGATTCGGGCTATATTATAGCAAGAATGATAATGCGTTATCATCCATCTCTCTGGGCGGTTCGGTATCGGTTTCGGCATCTGATAACAAGGTATCTTTTGTACTGAAGCATACTGAGGGTGGCGTGGAATATATTGACGACAAGGAAGACATACCTGTTGTATCGGACGGCAAAGAGAGTGCGGTGGTGTATTCATCCGACAATATCGTTTCCATACCTGTTGATGTTAACGGCAAGGTTCTCTCTGCCTTGAACGCATCTGTATCATTCCGTATCTTCGCAGGAGATAAGGAGCTTACAGTTAATAGCGTAGCCATCTCCTCTCTGCCTAGCAACAGGGCGGTGAGTGCAAACGTCAGCAACAATGTGCTTGTGCTGAAATGCGGAGCAGGTACTAGCTTCGGCAAGGAAGAGGTGTCTTATACTCTCAGTGTACAGGGAGCTAACGGGAATGTTACCCACACGGGATACACAACCGTAAAGGTATTGCCTAACGTGATGGGTAAGAGCGTGAAAGACGTGAACACTTACTATGCGCTCAATGACAGTGCGACTAGCAAACCAGCTGATAGCAGCTTCACGTATGATGCAATCAGCTCTGCCGTTATCAGCAGCAATGCCAGTAAGTATCTCTGGAGTGGCGATAAGATTACATACGATGACAATACCACTGCCATCACGGGAGTATATATGGTTGGTAGATGTTCCGAGCTTGCCACCGTCACGGAGCAGTATGCCAAGACTACCACCAACTCTGCACCTTCCAGTGGATGGTCGGAGACGTATCCATCCGTAGGTAAAGGCGTGTATGTGTGGAGCCGTGACAAGATAACGTGGAAAAATGGAAGCGTGACCTATTCATCTGCCCAGCTTGTGGCGTACATCGGAAACGATGGAAAGGATGGTAATGACAGTACGGTTCCTGGTCCGAAGGGTGATAGTATCACTATTACATCAACAAGCGTTACCTATCAGATTCACAATAGCGGTACAACGCCTCCTACTGGAACGTGGTCACCTAGCATTCCAAGCGTTACGGACGAGAAGCCTTATTTGTGGACAAAGACTTATGTACTGTACTCTGATGGCACATCAACGACAAGTTTCAGTGTTGCTACGAAGGGAAAACAAGGCGCATCAGTAACAGGTAGAACTGGCTCGGTTGTAAGGGCGTCTATTTGGAATACAGGTGTTGCGTTTTACTGCGGTGACACCTTGGTTAATGGTCAGTATTACGTAGATGTTGTATATGTGGCTGATGATACGGAGAGTGACGGTTGGGCGAAATATCAGTGTATTAAGAATCATACGAGCAGTAGCAGCATTACTACTTCCAACGGAACGTATTGGAAACGCATGAGTTCTGCGTCTATTTATGCACCTCTCATCGTCGGCAAGAACGCAAGTATTGACTTTGCTCAGGGTCAGCAGTTTAACCTTATGGAGGGCTATTCCGTGTGGGGAAGCTTCCGATACGTAAATACGGGCGATAGCCCTGCATTATGGCTCGGTGGTACGGATTCTCGATATGCTCCGTTTAGTGTGACGAAGAACGGGTATATAAAAGCTACAAGCGGACAGATAGGAAGCTTTCGTATAACGGAATTTACCGACTCAGTTTCTAAGCTAAAGTTTTACGATTTATATGCAGAACACGACTCTTTTGGAGTAATAGAGGCTAGTCAACTAAATCTAGGAGCTCAAGGAATTACGGTTGGTGTAGGAAACGTTTCACTGGGCGCTTATGGACGCATTAGTATGGGACACGCTGGTGCAGGTAATAAAGAGACAGGATTCACCTATAATAATATCCTGAGTGTCAACGTTGTTTGTCACAATGGTGATGAAACGGGAGCGACTTATATTAGTGCAGAAGGAAGTGTAGAGAAAGTAAAAGCCCTCACGGTTTACGCAGCTCAAGGAACTCACAATTATGCCGTTTATTCGGACGCAGGCATGATACGAGGTGCTTTGTGCCCTAGAGTTAAGGTGATATCCTCCGACTACAGTCTTAAGGAGAATGACAATGTGATTATCTGCACCAACTCTGGCGCAATCGATATTCAATTCCCAAGCAACCCTGCTGTAGGACAGTCGTACATCATCATACAGGTTGACGGTGATTTGTATTTTAAAGGTGGAGCTTCTTTTCGAGGACGATTAAATGACGCAAATCGCAATTCAAAGACGAAGGGGCAGATAAACTTTTTCTTCTTTGACGGCACTCACTGGAGTAATAGTTACGCTAATTAATAACGATACATTATGGCAGAAACAAATCTATCAGAGATAGCGAAGCAGATTAATACTGCTTCAAGGATAGTGATGGACACGGATATGTTCATCATCTACTCGGTTAATGGAATTGTGAAGATTCCTGCCAGTCTGGTGAGACAGTATCTTGTGCAGGGCGCAGCCCTCACAGATACGCTCTATCAGAAGGCGGTGGGTCTCGTAGTAGAACAACTCAGCACAACCGCCAAGATACAGCCGAACACGCTGAATGTGTGGCGTATGCCAGTCAATAAGCTTGATATTTCCTTTGACTCACCTATCGACGGAATCATCAATGAGTATATGATGGAGTTCCAGCTTTCCACCGGAGAGCTGAGCATAAATCTTCCCGATGGACTTCTATGGGTGAATGAGCCTGATTGGCAGGAGAACGCTAAATATCAGATTTCTGTTGTCGATGGCTTGGCAGTCTGTGGCGAATGGGAACAAAATTCTTAGCTTATGAGTAAATTTAGAAGACGATTACTTATGGCGGCGGTGGCGGTATTATCCTGCTTCGCTAGCGGTCTTTGGCTTAACGAGAAGCCTTGGACGGAAAATTTAGGTTGGAAAAATTAAAAAACGTATCAGTATGGCAAAAATCAGTCAGAACGAAATCATCAACGTCCTTACCGAGGATTGGGGTAAGGATAGCAGAAACGGTCTTCCTTATTCTGGTAAGACTGTTAGGGAGGCTTTGCAGTCTATTCTGAAGGAGCATGACAAGAAGATAGGATATTACAAGTGGTCGAACACTATTGATAGTAGTAATTACTATCATCTGTGGGGATTCCGCAATGAGGCAGACTATAAGGCTTATGCCGCTGGAGACAAGGAAGATGCTAGCATCAAGGCACTCCTGCTTGTTGACGAGGCATTGCCTATCAACACCGTGCAAGGAGACAGCTACGGAGCTTATCTCTTCTCTACCATCTCATCTACCAAAAATCTTGTAGTAGCGAAAAAGGAGCTGATTGTTCCCCTCCGTTTCCACGCTGTGCGCACCAGCAACGGCGACCGACTGAACGTAGGTAGTAAGGGTACACTGGTAGTACAGCGCAAGGGCGGTACAAACGCCTGGCAGACCGTAGCGACCCTGGAGGAAGTATTGGATTCTACCGATTATGCCAATACCACCGAATATAAGAACATCGATCTGGGACCTTATCTCACCGATGGCACTCAGCAGGTGAGAGTGCAGGCGAGATTTACTTATCTCGACGGTGATGGTAACCAGCAGAGCCAGGCATCCACCTATGTAGTGATCGGTGCATCCGTAACCCTCGCCAACCTCTCGTTGAGTTGCCGACAGGATTACCATACCCCCATCTATGCGGCTACCCAGCAGGCGAATGGTTTTCCTTATGCCTACCTGGTGAACGGCGAGGTACAGAAAACCCTGCATATCGAGATTACAGGCGGCAATGGCCAGGTATTGACCATCAACCGCGATTCCGCCTCTACTGAGAACGGAACCACCGTGAGAAGTACTTATAAGGACCCTACAGATACTTACAAGCTCTTTACGCACGGTGTGCGACTGGTAAAGGCTTGGCTTACCTGCGATGACGGACTGGGCGGTACGCTGAAATCGGATATTCTGGAAAACCGGTTTATGATCATCAATCCGCAGACCGCAGGTGTGGATATTAGAAAGCCGTATCTGATGATTCAGAACCTAGTAAAGGGGGCTGTTAACTTCACCCAGGTGAAGCTTTGCGATTACGCAGTGTATAGCCCGAAGGTAAACGACAATGGAAGCATTACCAACGATGGCGGCAACGTTACTACCATCTTCTATCTTACCTCCTATACCGACAAATTCCCTTCTGATAAGGTAACGGAATACTTCCGTGTGGAGCAGGATGTGCAGCCGGGCGTTCAGTCAACCCTTTCCACTACAGTGGAAATTGAATTGGACGAACAGTCGAACAAGTTTACTGCCTATTTCCGTGCGTACCGTAAGGTTGGCGACGAGGAGGTGGATTTCCTGACCGACTGCATGGGTGTAGATAATGTCAGTATCGACATTGATAACATCGAGGCTTATGCGCCTACCGCAGGAGCTACTTTTCTGCTCAATCCAAAAGTGCGCAACAATACCGAGAAAGACCCTCGCAAGATTTACAATGCCAAGGCAAACAATGCCGAGGTCGCAAGTACCTGGAAGAATTTCGGTTTTGTGAATGACGGTTGGGTGACTGCCGAAGACGGCATTAAGGTACTCCGTGTACCTGCCGGATCATCGGTCAACTTCAAGTTCAATCCGTTCTCTCAGTTTTACACTACCCCGGATTCGTCTATGACCTTCGAGTTCGACCTTCGTGTGCGCAATGTCACCGATACCAATAAGGCAATCATCCAAATCTGCGAGCAGGTGGCTGGCAACACCATCGGTTTCAAGCTTCTGCCATTGGAAGGCTATATCTATTCTGCATCCAATAGCACCGACTCAGAGGTAGATTTCCACATTGAAGAAAATGAGCGCGTACACCTGGCACTGAATATCCACAATGCTGTGATACCAAACAAAGGCGATGCCCTGGTGCCTACCAGTGATTCGCTGAACACCTCAGCCACTACCATTTCCCTGGCACGTATCTTCCTGAATGGCGACCCGGTGAGAGAAGTGAAGTTCTCTACATCCAACAAGGAGGAGTTCTGCACCGGAGCGATGAGCAACGACGGTATCACCATTGGTCAGGAGGCAGCCGATATTGATATTTATTCTTTCAGATGCTATCAGAACATGCAGCTGGAGAGCAAGAATGTCATCGATGATTATATCTCTACCCTGCCGACTACCGAAGAGAAAAATGCAGCACGCAAGCGCAATGATATTCTCACGGGTGAGAAAGTGGATGTCGAGAAGGTGAAGGAACTCGGCAAGCGTGTGCTGATTCTGCACGGCGTGGAGCCGTACTTCTACAACAGCGGTTCGCAGAAGGTATGGTGGGAGATTTTCCAATATGACGAGGATGGCAACTATATTCCGGAACTTTCGGGAACCATCTGCAAGGAGACCAAGATAAAGGATAAGCGTCAGGGTTCTACAGCCAATACTTACTTCTACTCTAATCACCAGACCAAGATTTCGGATGCAGGAGTTATCATCGTACCTCTCGTAAATCTCGGATTCAACCTTACCTGGGCATTGCAAGACCCTGTTATCAATGCCGAGACGCAGGAAACAGAACGTTTCGTAGCTATTTACGGTGGTAATCTCGGAAAATCTGATCCGGTAAAGAATGAAGCAAATCTCTACAGATACGTAGAGGTAGCGGGTGTACCATCGGTAGAGGTTCCTGACGGATGGATTGACGGCAACGGCAAGTACCGCGGTGCTGGCTATCAGGTAGGTTTCAATACTCCTTACGCCGTAAAGCTGGTGTTGAAAATCAACTATGCCTCTTCCATGCAGTCACACCTTACCGGTTGCTGCCGTCTCTTCAACGACCTTCACGACATCGTTGTGGGCAAGAACTCGCTTCAGCAAGCCTGCTCTACGGCACGAGTTGCCAAGTACACCGAACCAGTATATTTCTTTACTCAAGGTGAGGGAGATAGTAAGCCTGTATTCCGTGGCGGCGGCAATTTCGGAGCCGGAAAGATGGATAAGCCAACGTGGGGATATGTCAAGAAGCTTTATCCTAACTTCGCTATGTTTGAGGGTTCGGATAACAACTACGACCTGACGGATATGCGGGTTCCGTTTACGTTGGACAAAACCTGCCCTGAAGCCATCACTTATTCGCCGGATGACGAGGGTTACTTCTACAACGGATTGCAGTGCATCGATTTTGATGCGGGAGCCACCACCGTGATAAACGGCAAGGAATATCCGAAAGACCATCTGACCAATAGAATAGCTGAGATATTCAACTTCATCTATCTGCATGCTCCGAGAATCAAGCATTACGTGGGCACTTTCAACGATTTCCAGTTGTCTGACGAGTCGAAGAATACCCAGTTCAAATACTGGTGTACGCAGGGTGATGATGCTTACGTTCTGAAGCGATACAATTTCGTGAACAAGAAGTGGGTAGATGCCGGACTGTGGAAGAACGGCGCTTTCGAGCGTATCGATCTCCGTACCTACGAGATGACGCAGGCTGCCTATAATGCTTCTTCCAACAAGGCGCAGTTCGCCAAGCTCAACGCTGAGCTGATTGCTGCTATCGTGGCGCACTTTAAGAAGTATATCGGCTGGTATATCAACGAGAAGAGTCTCCGTTTCCATTATGCCTTTATCAATCATTTCATGGCAGGTACGGATAACTGTTCCAAGAACACCTACTATGTGCTTGCTACAGAAAAGGATGTAACCATCGATGGCGAGACCCGGCATTGCGTACTGATGGAACTGCATCAGGATGACGTAGATACCATCATGGCGACCGACAACAACGGACGATTTACCAAGAAATACTACGTGGACCGTATGCATCCTTATGCCGACAACGACAAGGCTACTTCTCAGTACGAGGGTATGAACAACGTATTGTTCAATCTCTGTGAGGAAGCTTACGAGAATACCCGTGAATTGCAGTCGATGCTGAAATCCATCTTCTCTGCAATGTGTAAGCTGGTATCAGAGAACGATCATATCGAGGGATGGAACGGAACATCCAAGGTGAGTGTATGGGGCTGTCTGTGGAAGTATCTCTTCTATGTAAACTACTATTTCAGTGAGATTGCTTTTGCGGAGCAGGCTCGTATCAGATACGAATATCCTGCAATGCTCGGATTCATCAGTTCTGGTTCCGGTGCGCGCGGTGTGGCTCCTATCACGCAGTCGTGCGGATCGTCTATCCTCGGTGAGCGGCAGTATATGAAACAGCGACTCGTGTATATGGCGAGCTATGCTGCCTGGGGTAATCTTTTTGACGGTGGCAAGAGTGAGAATATCGGTGTGGCAGACGTAACCGATACTTTTGCGATGCAGGCATTCCATCTTCCTGATTCTGCTACTTCGGCAACGGAATATAAGTTCAAGGTGAAACCTTCGCAGTATCTTTACCCTACCGGCATGATGGGACAGACCAGCGTGGACCCTCACGTTCGTGTGGCTCCGGATGAGGAATATGAACTGAACCTGGGAACGACCACTTCCAATGATACGGGTCTCTCCATACTGGGTATCAACTACTATCACTCCATCGGCAATATCGGTGATTTGTCAACATCTCCAAATTTGTCCGTTACCATCAACGGCAAGAGACTGACGGAAGTGATAGCCGAGCCTACTATGCTCTACAGGGATATGGTAACTGGCAAGATGGTTCCTGCATTCCGCCCGAACAATATTGTCGTTTCGGCACTTCAGGTACAGAAGTTATCACTGAAGGGATGCGTTGAAATCGGAGGTTCGCTGAACGTTACAAACCTGGTACGTCTCCATACCATCAACGTTAAGGATACGGCTATCTACGATGTGCGATTGCCTAAGAGCAAGATGCTGTCGAGCATTGCGCTTCCGGCGAATCTCTCGAAGTTGTCACTCGTAGAGCTGCCAGTTTTGAAGACGGTTTCCTTGCAGGGTGCAAGTCAGCTTGTATCTGTCGAGTGCGATGATGCTACACTCGGCATCAGTACGGAGAATCTTGTGACATCCATTTATGAATACAAGCAGGATGGTAATGCTGTAGAATTGGCAACCGTGAAGTTGTCGGGAGTAAACTACCGTTCGATGCGAGCCGATGTGTTTAGGTATCTGAATGCTGTCAAGAGCAGTACAATCGGCGGTAAGATTGCATTAGTTGACGGAGCGGCAGGATTGCTTACTTTCTCAGATGTGTTCAATCTCATAGAGAAGTACGGAGACATTCAGAGTACCAACAACTCTCTGTATCTTTCGTACCCGAAGCGCACTATTAATAAGGTGAATGTGAACGGAGATAAGTATATCAAGCAGACTGGCGTGTGGACAGGATGGAATCTCACGGTGCTGCCTTCATCGGGCAACAACATTGCGGTAAAGGACAATCGCCCTGCTGTAAACTACAGATTTGTTGGCAACAATGCGGAGCAAGCTGGTCAGTATGCTGAGTTCGTTGATGATGTCAAGGGAGTTCTTAACGTTAAGAAGCTATCGGAAGCATCGCAGGATTTGAGATTTCAGATTGAGGTTCGTGTTAGTCTTACGGACGGAACGGAGTTAAGCTACATCAAAGGTGTTGGATTCTACAACCGCATTCCTAGAGTCGGAGATTTTGCATACTCAGATGGAAGTTTCGATGATGAGCTTGATACGTCAAAGACGTGTGTAGGCGTAGTGTTCAAGTCGGAAAAGTTATCGGACAAGCAAATTCTACTCAGAGTGTATTCCGCCGAAAACGTTTCTTACGTTTCCGATGACAAGACCATCAATTCGTTTAGTATCCCTTGGGGTATCTATCCCGCAGTAACGGATAATGTAGATTTGCTGCAATATACTGTCGGACAAGATGTGCTTGATGAGATAGGTACTGCTGTGGGTGTTGGCGATATTTGCGATATTGCAGACTTGCCGAATGGATATACCCGAGAACTCTATAATACGAATGAGGATGGTGAGCTGAAAGAAGACGGTAGAATTACGACGGAATCGTATCAGGATACTACAACAGAAGACGGTTACAAGGTGCTCGACTCGAAATCTAGATTGAACGATTTTGACGGAAAAAGCAACACTGATGCTATAGTACGATGGGCGAACAATGTGATCAGTCTTTATCTTGATGAGTCTTATCCGAAAACGCTACAGGAATTGTCTAATCGTATGGCGGCGCTTGTAAAAAAGAAGACAGATGAGGGTGCTACATATCCTGACACCTGGAAGCAGCTCTATTACCCTGCTGCATACGGATGCCATCTTTACGAACCATCGGTCAGTGGAACCACTACATTGAATGAGCAGTACAAGAAAGGTAACTGGTATCTGCCTTCAGAAGGTGAGTTGGCGAGGGTTTGCAACTTCTTCGGTAACAGTAGAGGGTGGCAGAACAATACCGCCGCATCCATCGACTATGCTAATGAGCGACCGGAGAGCGAGGCAACTACTCCTATCTTTGCCAATCTCCTGAAGCGTGCAAAAGATAAGTCTGCCGTTTGTCCTGTTGCTATGATGTATCAATCCGCGTACTATTGGGCGAGCACTGAGGGCAGTCGCTACGGCGCGTGGTACGTCTATTCCGACGACGGAAGCACGGGCGGCAGCGGCAAGTCCAGCAGCTTAATCGTTAGGGCGGCAGTGGCATTCACCTTCAGCCTTTAGGCGAACGCCTAAGACCTCGCCTCGGCGTTTTTTAAAAACGCCGCACAAGGATAGGAGAATAATAAAGCGAGCCTTGTAAGCGCAAGCTTACAGGGTTCGCTGACTACAAGTATGTATTTATTTAAATGACTATTATGGAAAAGAAAACATCAAACCCTTGCTTCTCCGTTTCTGTAGGAAAAAGCAAAAAGTATCTGAACGTTGTTGCATCTGCTATCAATACTTCAGCAGACGCTGATAGTGGAGAAAGCCCATTATCGGTAGTTAGTGTAGATGCCTCGTTGCCTGTAAGGGCAATCCTCGCCGAGTTGCCTATACATGAACTGAGAGACGAAGCTCTTGTGGCGGTATTGAAATACGTAACAAAAAGAGATGCTATAACCGATTACTCTGTCTATAAAGGAGCGTTGGTCAACGCAATGGTAAGGTCGAAGTATTCTGAGGATGAGGTAGAAGCTATCGTATGCAACGTTCTTGCTGCCGAAGTTACCGAGGAACACAAAAATGAATGGCTGGCATTCCAGGCTTACAGAGAGGAATGCAAGGCGAGAGCGAAGGCTATCATTGATATAATGAGCGAGTAGATGTAATAATAGCGTTAGAGCGGTTTTGTGTCCAACTCTAACGCTATTTTTGTGACTTATTACTTTCAGATTGTTACATTTTATAAAGTTTAACAATAAAATATTGCGCAAAATGAACGGAATTGTGCAAAATTGTTTATTTTTGCAGAACTTTCCTTATTATTAAGAATGAGGAACTAAGAATAAATAATAACCCCAAAAACAAAAGGAGAAGAATTTATGACTAAAGAGGAAGAAGATGAAGTCCATCGGTTAGTTCAATCAGTCGGT